GGGTATTTAGTTGCGCCCCGGTAACTGTTGTATCGAGGTCTGCTAAAGCATCTCCGGGTTGCATAGCTGAGTCGGCTAGCGTTCCCTGCGCCGCTGTTGCATAAGTCGCTGACAGATCGGGTATATTCCCGGAATGTATATCTGTCGCTCCTTGGTCACTTGTCCAATCAATGTGTTCGTTAGCAACAAAATTAAGCAGCGTATCATGATCAATAGACCCTTCGTCGCCGGAAAACAAAAAGGTCCCGTCGGATAGCTCAGTATTAAATTGCGCTTTGGTTCCAGTTAATCCGACGATTGATGTCTGGTCTCCAGTGTTAGTTCCCGACAGATTGCCAAGATTAGTAACATCCGCCGCGGTCACATATTTGTGTGATGTAGAAGTATCATCAATGTCATCCGCATCGAGGACCACTGCGCCGGTCTGGGAGTTGACGCTCTCGACGGCATCAGTCTGGTCATGCTTGGACCAGTTCGCCGCATAAGTGGCTGTGGAGGCGTTGTCTGCAATAGCGACGATTTTATCTCCAATGGCGAAGGAGACACTATCAACAGTTCCGGCTACACTGACGTAATAAAACCAACCAATTTGAGCAGATCCTCCTCCGGGGAATGTGCCCGCTGAGGCATCCCATACCCCTTTGTAGAGACCGCTAAGTTCCGAAGCTCCTCCACCATCAGCAAAGGATTTCACCCATCCGGCAGTCACCAGTACTGTTTCTGCCGAACTGTCACCTGCCGCGGTATTCAGTATTGTCGTGACTCGAGCATCAGTACCACCAATCCGAATCCCGGAACTGTTGATTGATACCTGCTCCGATGCGCTCGCCAGTATAGTAAGACCGCTGTCAGTGGTAACAATCGAGTTGTCTCCATCAGGTGAGAACAGCCCCGCTGATCCAGCGACAAGTTTGACATATCCCGACGTTCCCGCATTCGTATAGATGTAAAGTTCGTCAGTTGCGGATGTCAGCGTTTTTAGCACATTGTCAAAAGTCAGGTCACTGGTTTTTAGCAACTTCCCGGTCGTGCCGTTGAACAAAGCCACTGCATTGTCAGTTGCGCTCGCTGGCGCAATGGCATAGACCGAGTTGTTCGATGTGGAAGAAACAAGGGGTTGTGATCGAAAATTTAAATCTGGCATTTTATTCGGGGGTTGGACAACCCAGGGGACCGACCGATATGTGGGTGTCGTGGATTTTTAAAGTAAACTGTACCCGTATCTTCAGCGGCTCCTGGGATTCATTGGAGTCGGTTATTTCGGGTTTGGTGTTGGTCTGAGTTCGAACCACTCCGGGGGTTTCGGTCTTGGTGGTGGTCGAGGTTTGCCCTCTGCCTTCATCAACCTCAATTGTTTCTATTACGCTAGTAGCCATTATGGTTATTTTATTGAGGATTCTGGAACCCTGCCGTAAGTAGTAGTTGAAAGATTGCCGCCACCCTGAACAGTAGTTGTCGTTCCCGTGTCCGACCCGGTTGTTTCGGTGACGATGGTATCAATAACCTGTGGATTGGTGGACGATGCCGAACTGGTGATAATGAAATCATTGACGCCGTTCCAGGCGATCTCCATATCAAAATTGATTTCCGTGGGCAGTTCTATCTGCCGATTGTCATCAGTCAGCAATGTTTCGCCGGCTGCTTCCAGTTGCCTGACTAAGAACACGATAGCCTCGGAGACTCGGTTGTCATCGCCATCTTCAAAAATTATCATCTATTTAGGGGGATTAAAAGGTTACCAACCCCACGGGGTTCCTCGACTGGTTTGGGGTTTACCTCGGTCGGGCGCTTCCTGGTCAAGAATGCCCCGGGCGTGGCTGTAGTTTTGCTCAAGTTGCTGGGCTACTGCCTTGGCTTGCGGGCGGGTCCAGTCAAACAGAGATGAGGTTAGAAGTCGTTTTTCGGCAAACGGCATGATAACCGAAAGAATTTGCTGATCACTGTAGGGCAGGTCGATCGGGAAATGATTAATCTGGGTCCAACAGATAAAATCGCTTTCCAGTTCCAGGTCAAACCGAAGTGTAGTGGTTGATTCAGGTGAGGGGCCAACTTTGAGAATAAACCACTGTTCGCTGCCCGAACTATTGCCCGTCTCCATGATCGAGTAATGGCGAGGTTCGCCAATGTTCCAGTCATCATACCAGTGCGATGCCCGGGAAGTCCATCGTTGCGAAGTGGAATGATAGGTGCCAAGTGGCGCATGATCGGATGGAACTCGGTACAATTGATGAGTGCAACGGTACCCATCGAACACCCATGGGTCATTAGCGATCCGGCGAATCTTGCGGTTGTTAGCCATGTTGACCGCATCATAATAAAGCGTGGCGGTCTTGGTTCCGGTTTCGCCATGGTATTCGTCCATCAACGTTGCGGTCGTGTCTACTTCGTTTAACAGGCCGTCAATCTTGATCGTGCAACCGATCTCATCAGAGGCAAACGTGTAGTCAGTTACCGTTGTGCTGCCCTTGGTTACCCCTATGGTGACCGTTTTAGGCTCAGGCAGGGTCACGCTGGCAGTGGTCCGGGTCATGTGATCGGGGCAAAGCGTGGAAAACTCCATCAAAGCGAAAGATATGGCATCGGCCACTTCTTTACCCTGGCGCATGGTTAGCGCCGACAAATCGCCCGGATCGGTTTGGCGCATCAGGCGGTCAGCTAGTTCTTTAGTGGTCATGTCGGTCGGAATTAATGTAGGGTTTACCAGCGTGATCAAGGTCGCTGATCTGGGTTTGGCAATGAGCGAGCATATCCATAACAACCTGCATCTCGGTGCGTGCGTGTCGTAACTGGGTGTGCCACTCAGTTGCAGCAACCAATTCCAGGGGTTGCGTCAACGTATGGACAGCCCTTACCAGGTTGCGGGCTTCGTTGACGATCTGCCTGACGGTTTGCTGCTCCATTATGAGTCACTTGGGCGGGTTGAGTTAGCGGCTGCTGCAACGGTGGGTATAGTAACGCCAGCCCTTCTTAAAGCGTTGTTGGCCGCTTCCTGGAGTTTCGGAATCATCTGCACATCAAGGAGTTTGATCCGATTGGTGGACAAAGCCAGTTGATAGGCAGCGATTGGCAACAAGGTTGATTCCACGTATTTGTGGGGAATAGGTAATACGGGTGATGGATCCGCGCAAAACGCATCAACCTCAATCCTGGGTGCCTCCAACTCTACCCTGACTGTTAGGGTTTCATCGGTATCTGGAGTTGGGGCGACCCAAAGATTGATTTGCGTGGCTTCTGCTGCATCGTCAATACCCTCTGCCTCATCGTAATACACGATAGGGCGGGACAGGGTTGTCTTACTGCTGGCCGTCAACGCGTCAAAGCCGTGGATGTCTGACAGGTAGGTTACCGGTTGTAGCGGTACATTATCGCTGGCCATAAATGGATTAGCGAGAACGCTTTGAACGTTGTCGGGTAGGGTGTATTTATTGGTGCCGTCCAGCAGCGAGACGGAGATCGTAGACCGGGAGTAATGCAACCGGTTAGCCCTCGGGATATCCGTCCACATGATCTGGAACGCCGCATTGGTGGCGTCGGTCACTTCCGAAAAGTAGTAACTATCGTAGGTGGTCGGATCGCCGGTTACGTTCACCCTCCGTAACAGTGCTTTGAGGAAGGCTTTAATGCTCATGCTTTGGGAGAAAAGGAAATTCTAATGGAGTGGAAATTGACTGGGTTTAGATGCTGGTTAAATCGATAGTCCGCACGATCTCTTTGCCCTGCTTGGATCGCCGCTTCCCGGATTTGGTCAACGGGTAGCACCTGGCCGATTGCTTTTCAGAGTTCAACGATTTGATTTCAAAATCTTTGTCATTCACGGTGATCGTGTCGCCTACCTCGTAGAGTTCAGTCAGATCGGACTGTTCCTCAACTGCAGGTTCTTCAGCGGTGGTTTCCACTTCGGCAGGTGCTTCGACAACCTTTACATCAACCGGCTCCTCAACAATAACCAATTCAGGTTCAGGCTGGACTACCGGGGCAGTTGTTTCTACCGGGGCAGTGGCATTGCTCAATGACAGGAGTTCTTTTTCTACTGCCAGCATATCGGAGCTTTGAACCTCTTTTTTGACCACTTCCACTCGAGGCATTGGGTAGCTGATCACCTTGCGGTGGAAATCCAGAAATTCCTCTACCAGGCGCTCCCATTTCTTGTTGGCTTCGCTTTTGGTGAAGGTCTTCTTGCCTCTCTGCTCCTGGAATACATGACGACCTTTCAACGGCCCTTTATCCTGGCGAATGTATTGGTGGCAGATTACCGGGGGTTCGTATTTACCCATCTCTGGGAAAGCGATATAGAAATCGCAGTCGGAAAAGTTAGCATCATCATTTTCAGTACTCATAAGGTAGTTGTAGTAATTGGTTTGATTTTTTCAGTCCGGAAACTTCCACTCTTTTATTGAAAATCTCCGGGCTGAAAAGCTCCCGCGACTTGCGCGGGAGCCGATCAGTTTTTGTCACAGGGTCTTACAAGACCAGGGGAACATTAGGCCATTTCAGGATCGAGATCCAAGCCTGGAATGTTGAGTGCGTGACAAACGGAAATAAATCCCGGTTTACGGTTTCTCGCATCTTCACGGGCTTTCTGGCCGAAGATCGAAGCGAGGTAAACCTGACGCTGGAAGCCGCCTTCCTGCTCGTCAACCATGCGCTTGTGCTTGAAGGAACCGTAACCGCGAAGCGCAGCGCCGGCACCCATCATGATCGACCAACCGTAAGGCACACAATCCTTGTTAACCAGGTAGATTGCAGCGCCCTCGGGGTGAGTGCGGGTGTTCTTGTCAGCATTCCAAGTCAATCCACCGACATCCTGTCCCGATTTGAGGGCGCTATCGATAGTCAGTGTGGTACCGTCATTACTGGTATATTTGTAAAAACCGAACTTGCCGGGATCTGTCGCAGCGTGACCAGGGTTGACAATAGCAACGTAGTAGTACGTTCCGCCATCAGTAGCCAACGTTTCGTCAGGACTCAAACGGTAAGCATAGTTCGGGAAATACCTGAAGAATTTAGCGCGAGTGTTAGTGGATGCATCAGCATAACCACCACCTTTGATCTCGTCAGCGTCATCAGCGTCAGTGAGTGCAACACCGAGTTCAGCTTTTGGAGACAAAACCGACCCAATGGCTCCTTGGCCATCGTGGTCGATTGGCGTGTACTCCTTGACTATATTTCCTCGCACGTTTGAGTACCCACCTTTGAAGATGTAGTTCTCATTCTTGCTGCGCTCGGAAGCGTCACGCATGTTGCGGAGGTAATCCGGGTCACGCTCAAGCGAGTTCAAGGTTTCAGTTGTGGCAACCACGCAGTATTTTTTGATGGGTTGACCATCGTCGTAATACCCGACTTGAGCCGGCTTTCCATTCATCGTCTTGAGTTTTTGAGCAAACTCAGTGATGACATTGTTGCTCATCGTGTCAGTCTTCTTCAGGGTGTCAATCGAAGAGGCAGAACCGGCGAATTGCTGGTTACTGGACTGGGTGAGCTCTCGGAAAGTAAAGAAAAGGTTGTCTGTCTTAAGGCGCCCATTCCATTTGCCCTGCTCGAGTGGGAACTTGTCCTTGAACTCATTCAAGAGTGCGGACTGCTCCTCGGAACGAAGCGTGTAGGATGCACCGTGACGGAAGAAATCGACCTTCAGTTTGTAAGTGCCATTTTTCAGCGGCTCATACGCTGCGTCGGTGAATTTCTCGTCGCCAATCACTGGTTCATAATAAAATCCAGCGGTGGTCTTAAACACGACCTCGGAACCCTTTCCGGCTCCTGGTTCTTTCTTACACCAAATGAGGGCTTCCTCTGATGTCTTCTCAAACGGACGGAAAAAGTCCGTGCTTTGTTCGCCGACCTCGCAGTCATGCTGGTAGATAATCGGCATAAAGTCAGCCGCGTTAGTCCGGAGACTGTCTGCGGTGACGGCAATATGGTTGTTTAGTGCCATAATATTTAGTTGTTTTTAAGTATCAATTTTTGGGTTTAATAGTGTGATCCCTGTTGATCCCTTAAAATCAGGTTGTGCGAGGTTTTCCGGCTAAGTTCGGTTGGTTAAAACGAGGTGTAACCGAGCGACTCTTTGAGACGTGCCCATTCGGCTTCGTCTACGGGAAGGTTGGCTAAATCGATATTGGGAGTTGAGGGTGTTTGAGCTCCGTTGCCTGCTCCCCCAGGAGCGGGTGCGGGTGCTGCCGCCCGTTGCCCGGGCATGGTTGACAATGGTCGTTGAGACACCGGCACGGGCTGTTTAAGCGGGCTGGCCGGTTGTTGCTGCTGAACGGGTGCTGGGTTGGTTGGTGGCGCAGTCCTTGGCTCATTACCCAGTTGCATGGCTACCATTCCCGCTATTTTCTGCGACCGCTGCGGGTCGTTCAAAAGCGGGTCGTTGGCCATGGCTAATCCTTGCGCGACTCGATCGAATCGCGCCCGGAATTCACTACCGTCATCATCCAGTTCAGGATAGAGCTCGAATGTTTTGGCCTCATCAGTGTTGAAAGCAATCTGCTGCTGCTGTACGACTTCAATTTGTCGGCGGGCAGACAGGGATTTTTCCAACGCTTCTTCAGCGGCTTTCATTTTCGCATCCACCTCGTCCTCATCCTCGAAATCCCGAGTCATCCGGTTGGCTTCATTTTGAAGTCGAACCGATTCGAGTTGGAATTCGTCAGCCTTGGATGCCAACTGATCGGGACTTAAGCCGTCAAAGTCGGGGTAGGGCTGAATAGAGATTGATTCATCGTGGGCCGTGCCGTCACCGTCCGTCCCGGTTTGCACCTGGTCCGGGTCAAGTTCTGCTTTAGCCATGGCGATAAGTTCCTCCATGGGTTTGAATTCATTGCCTTCTTCATAGCGAAGTTCGAATGCTCTCGCATCGACCTCGTTGTTCGGGCGAATCCGGTACCGCTTGTTGCCTGGTTCCCTCTCCTCTTCAGGAGGTGCGGGTTCAGCAGGGGTTTCAGCCGTTTCGGTCGCTGCCTCGTTTGCTGCCGCGGATTGCTCCTGCGGTGCTGGTTCTGGCTGCTGTTGTTGGGCCTGTTGTTGCTGTTGCTGCAGGATTTCGAGCGGATGCGGTATGTTCTTTGGAGGTCCAAAGGTATTAGAAAAACGGTCGTCGAAGGCGTAAGGATCGATCCCGTTGCTTTCTGCCATAGCTTTTTCATAAGCGTCCGGTTCAGCATCAGGGGATGTTCCCTGCGGTTGAGGTTGAGTTTCAGCCGTCGTCTGGGCGACTTCGGCTGGAGTGGTAGCGGTCACCGTCGTTTCTTCAACAGGGGCAGGAGCGGGATCCGGTTCAGGAGCAGGGGCAGGAGAAGCATCAGCGTTAGCCAATGCCTGGTCGAGCATCATTTCCAAACCAGCACGCTGGTCTTCCCATTTGTTGGACTCCATTTCCAGGCCGGAAACAGAGGACGGGTCATAGTGATCAGCAGTGAGTGAGTCACCGCCATTGTCGTTAGTTGTTGTTTGAGCAGGAGATTTATCCATGATCTTAGTCATGGTGCATAATCTCCTTTTAAGGGATCACAACGGGACGGTCAAAGGTGGTTGAGTATGGGAGGGGTGAAGGCACTCACTCCTTATTGAGGCCCTCCAACTGCTCTGAAATCCGGTCCAGGCGAGCCATCTTTTTCTTTACCGAGATGGATGATGGAATCAACCCAATCAAAAAGCCCATCACCAACCCTGACATGAAAAACAAGGCTACGAACAATTCTATTCCGGATGTGGATTGCCGGAACTCTTCCATGAGTGTTTGTAGTGTTGTCATTTCTTAGGATCTCGAACATAGAGGCGGAACCATAACGAACACCAGAAAATGGATGCAAACAATGCAACCGAATAACAGTAGTCGTTCAGGTTAGTGAAAAACAGGAACATGGCAATACTGATATAAACCAGGCCAAAAACAATTTGAAACGTCCTCATTTTTTATAACGGCGGGTAGACACAAGGTCCAAGTGAAACCGATACATCATAATCCCCGGTGAAATCAACATCATGCAGGTAATCGCCCAACACGTAATACGGATCATCTTCAATGCCGTCATGGGTCCAGCTATCCCCGGTAAGATTGTCAAAAATCCAACTCACCCCAAGCAGCGAGGAAATATATATCCCGTCCGGATCGTAATCAATCCAGATACAATCTGTCGGGTCGCCAGGGATCTCAAGAATCCATTGCACGGTCGGTTTGCGAACATAGGTGAGTGTTTCGCCCCCGGGATGCAGACCGGGGTCGTAGTTAGTCCATTTGATCTCCAGGCAATCCCACGGGATATCACACCCGTTGATCGGACAGGAACAGCAGTCCTCCAACATGGTATCCCGGTCCTGGGTAGTCGCTGCCATCAGATGCTGCAAACGTGACTGACGCGTATATCATCCGGCTGGCACATGATCAGGATGATCCCACCACCAAAACTGTAATCCAAAACGCGATCGGTTATTTTTGCCCATTCGGTATGCACCGTTCCAGTTGCGGCATCCCACTCGGGAACGCCTGTATCCCACTCGGGGATTGTGTCGGTCGGTTCTGAGGCAGACAGGATAAACTCGAAATCATCCAGTTCCCAGGATGTACCCCATTCCGACTGATTGGTCGGTGAAAAAGTGATCTTGGTATAAACCTTGGTAACGCCAGATGACGGGGCTGTATTAGATCCCGAATCCTGAACCAAAACCGGACCCGTGTAAGACGGTTTCGGTCCACCGTAAGAAACTGCTGATTCATCCTGGGTAACCGCTCCGGTACTCGCGTTAACTGAAACAGTAAACCCTGAACAAGTGGAAACCGCATCACCGGTGCCGGTCGGTTTCACCAAAACAAAACCAGTTTTTCCATCGGCAAAGGTGTGTTCCAATTCCTCAAACTGACGCAGGAATTCAAGGGTTCGGTATAAGTCTTCCTGGAATTGCCGATTGCCAAGAGTCTGGGAATCAATTCCGGTTCCGGTTTCGGGGTGATCGGGGGATGTGTTGAAGATCATTTTTTACTCCCAACTTTCTTTCGCCATCTCAGCGGATTTCTTCTGCCAAACATCCACCCGCTTTTCGCAACCATCGACATGGCCGAGAAATTTCAGGATGGCTGCTCGAACCCGGGTTTCCACCTTGTATTCCAGTTCATCAAGTTCACCGCCAAAAATCCGGTCATTCAACCGTGCCACTTCCCATTCTAAAAACGGTCGAAACGCTTCTGTCCATGCTTCCGAAGCACGCCACTCGTTGACGTGTTCTTGCATTTTCTCCAGGCTTTCGATCTGCTCGGCAGTGAACGAAAGCGGTTCGTTATCGATTGGTGTTGTCATATAATGATTAATCCTCGTTGTCTTCCAGGGCTTTCTCCATGCCCGCGATCCGCTCCTTTATACGATCTCGCAAATGCTTCCTTGCCGCTGCCTCGCTGTCACCGTGACCGATTAGCAGGGTGTTGGGAACCGATAAGCCTTCGTGATCAATCAAGCGGGATACCCAGGTGTTGGCGTGGTGGGAATATTCGGGTTGTTCTGTGGTAATTTCAAAGCTCATCTACAAGTGATTTGACAGTCCCTGATTGTCTAAATCTTAACCCGTTTTCGGACCAAATAAACACATTTGTTAAAATCATCCGGAATATCAACTTTTGGCGTGATATCCCGTCCCCAGAATCCGTTTTTAACTTTCACGATGTCAGCCCATACCCTGGCTCCTTCGATTCGGATGCGGCGTCTGCCCTCAATAGCAACCCGCATCGTTGTGTTTGGGATACGGGCAGCATTCATGAGGCTTTGGGGGTGGGCGGTTTAGGAGCACAGGCAGATTGAGGTGGGGGGTTGAAACCCGGATGATAAACAGCTAGTTGCCGCAACCATCTCTCCCGTCCAACCAATCGCGGCACCTCGCTCCGGTTAACCAGTGGTTCGGACAGGTTCTGGACAGGTTCTGGCCGTCTGCCGGTCAGCATTTCAAACGCGTCTCCCATGCCCAAAGGTTGATCATTGTGGTTGTTGTTTTCTTGATTGGATGGTAGTGAATTTTCATTTTGGGGTGGGTTCATAAACATGGCTCTATTGCAACCAGGGCTGCACCTGGCCGACTTGGTTTTGCCCTTTGGTAGTTAGGCAGTTAGTTCGGGGCGATTCGCCTGAGGCAGCAACATTTCCGGATCTCCGGTCATCATGTCGCCAGCCTGCCCTGGAATGGGTTGATCGGGGATCGGTTGAAAGTACTGTTCCGGATCGGGAATCTGGTAGGTGTTGAACAAGCGTTCAAAAAGTGGGGCAATCACGGCTTGGGCATGGGCAGGGTAAGCCATGAAGCGTTCCCAGGCGTCAATTGCGGCCTGGGTCTGCACCAATTCCTGCTCACCCATGTAGGTCGTCAGGTTGATCTTGATGGTATATTCGAAGTCCCGGATGCTGGCCGGTTCCATCTCTTCGAACTGGTTGGAGCCATCCTTGAAAAAGGTAAATGTTTCTTTCTGGGAGAGGTTTGCAACGGTGATTTTGGCAAACATCTCGGTGGTATGCTGGAACCCGGGAATCAGGTGATCAATCAACGGCCCGATCATCTCTTGACCGGCCCTCTCGATATGTCGGATGCCTGTCGCCAGCTTGGCCGTATCCAGTCCTGCCATTTGGGAATCATTGGCATTGGCCACTCCTCCCAGAGATTGCGCGTATTGCTGGGCGATTTCGACTATCTTCAGCAGGTAGTCATGCTTGATGTCGGTCAGGTAAACCCGCTGAATCACATCTTCGGCCTTGTAATCCTTTTTGAGAGTGTAGGTGTGATTATCGTTGAATCTCAGGAACGGGTTGTTATCTCCCTCGTACACGCCATCTGGATTGAAGAAATCCACCCCACCTGAATCAGACTGGCTTTTGTTCATGCGATTGATGGACAAATCAATCAGTTCCTGCAATCCCCAAAACAACCCAACTTGTGAACAGCCGTACCAACGGTTTTCCACAGGGTTGACTCGGATCACGCGGAATGGCCGGCGACCATCTGCCGTTACCCTGGCCGTGTAATCGTAGTAAATGGGACGGTTGTTGGTCAGGTCCATGACCAGCATGATTTCTTTTTCCTCGCCCGTGCCGAATACATCAAGACGCATGTAAAATTCGCCAACTTTGACCACGGGTGAACCCTGGTTTAGATCGGTTTCGTCCATCCTGTCGCCAGCCATGCCAGAGTGCGCCTTGGGCGTGCCGTCCGCTCCTGCCATGCTCTCCACCATCTCCAGGAAACGAGGATCGGAAATTGCTGCCCCTTCCGTGCCTCGCATGTGGCGTTGCACCAGGTCGGCAACGGCTTCGTCATAGACATGCAGCACGCAATTGGCGGTGTCTACTGACTTGGCCTGCAGTGGGCAAAAGAAATTCTGGTAAGGAACCAGATCCACGTCAGCGCCCTCATAATGAACTTTCTGGCGTCGAACCAGTTGTGTTTCCCAAACCAAGTCCTCTGGTTTGAGAGTCATCGGCGACCGCTCGAGAACATAGACAATCTCGGAATTATCCGCAATTGGTTGTAAATCAGCGTTTAACAGGTCGCCGGTTTCAGGATCGTGTAAGGCAACCCAGATATCGTCATCAAATATGTAATCGCCATCCTCGGCAGTTAGCGGTTCCCGGGTAGCAGGATCCACGGCAACAGTAAATTCATCCTCATAGATATCATCGTCTACTTTATAGGTTCCTTTCAAGACTGCCTCACCATTGATAAAAATGCGGTCGATCGCCTGACCAAGCACGGTTTTGAGTTCGCTCTGCTCCGCTTTGAACTTCAGAAAGTGTTCCTGCAGTTCGGCAATCTCCTGACTCACCTGGCGCCGCGGGCGAGCCGAAAACCACGGATCGGTCTTGAGGAAATAGTTGTGGACCCGGGAAATCTGGTTTTGAACCTGTGTTCTCGCCGTGGGCAGGGTTATGTTTTGACTTTCGTAGATGTTCGGAGAGGGGTAGGCGTCTGACCGCCACTCCACATCCTGGTTGAAAAGTTTATCGTAAAGTTCGCGCTTAAGCATCCACTCCTCATTGAGCGCCATGAACCGACCAGGATCACTGGGAACCTGACCGAGACTGTGATAGCCCATCTCGTTCTCCATCTCCTTCTGACGGTCCAGAGCGAACGCAATCATGAGTTGTTCCTGATGGCGATTCAGGCGCAGTGCCGGTCCCTGGAAAACCACCTCCGGGCGTTCGCTTTCGGGTAGACCGCGGGGATAGGCGCCCTCGTTAATCGGGAAATCATCTTCTCCAGGAAGGTGGGGTTTGCGGGCGCGTTCAAGAAATTCAGAAAGGTGCGAGGACGAGGACATTCGGAATGAATGACGTACAATGACATCGCCCGCAATCTGGCGGATACTTTTGGAAGGGTTTGAGAGGCTACACAGTTTAGGCTTGACTCCCTACCTGTCGAATTTGTTATAATTGAGTTGGAGCGAAGGTCGCCTGATGCTCCCTCGCTCAACATTAACTGTTATGCCAAGAAAAGATCGAGTTGAGATAACTCCTTTTCGATTCTCTCTTTAGCAGTTTTAAAGTGTTCCGGGTCTTTTTCGATGCCGATGGCTTTCCGGCCCGTTCGGATTGCCGCGATAATGGTTGATCCACTTCCCATGAATGGGTCAAGCACGGTTTCCCCTTTTTTCGTATAAGTTTCAGTCATGTATCCGAGCAACGGAACTGGTTTTTCGGTCGGGTGATTCCTGCATTTAGGATCAACCACATTATATTTCAGCACCGTCGAAGGCAGTCGCGTTGTATCTCCCCCTTTGTAATTTCGTGTATTCGTCCCGTGGTAGAGAACACCATCACTGCTGCCTCTCGCACTTTGCGTCGGGTTGTGCCCCCTCGTTCTCTGCGGGTAATATGACCCCGGATTTTGATAGAACACACAAATCTCTTCATGCTTCCTCAACGGTTGCCGTTTCCCGTGCAGGAAATTAGTAGCCATATTCTTTTCCCAAACCCACCAATATTTAAAGCGACCCTCTTGAGACATCACCAACCTGTGAGTAAACGGTTGAGAAGCAAACATGACGATTGGGAGTGTTTCGCCTCCAACTTTCCATAGGTCATCCCACGCACTCAGCCAATCTGTGTCATCCCAATCACAGGCGGTCGTGCCATACGGAGGATCAGTGATCACAGCATCTATACCGTTGAGATGCGGCAGGATTTCCAGACAGTCACCGTGATACAACTCCACACCATCAAAGGCATAACAAGGCGCAGCAGGTAAGGCCGTACCCTCTTGAGTCGGAGGCTGTACCCTGTTTGATCCTTTGTCCTGCTTCATTTGTTCCTCCCGGCCTACCTGTGCTCAAGCGTTATCTCTGAAATAATTCCTCCTGCACCTCATGGTGCGCCTTTGTTGGTTCGTTCAGCGGCAACACTTCCTGGAGCATCCTTTGAGCCGCTATCTCGCAGTATTTTTCCTGCATCTCGATTCCTACACATTTCACCCCGGCATCCTTACACGCTCGTAGGGTGGTTCCTGATCCCATCCACGGATCGAGGACGGTTTGCACGTCTCCAGCTTGCATTAGCGCCCACGCCATCACCGCGAGCGGTTTTTGCGTCGGGTGCCACCGGTCTTCGTTGCCTTTCCGCAACATCCCATGCCATTGGTGCCGCTTCAACCTGACAGGACCATCAATATTAGTCCATGCGAGTTCAGCGTCCGCATAGTAATTTTTCCCGTTCTCCTTATCCCACACAAGCCAACAACTTGTAACCGGAAGCGGGTAATAATTCCCGCCGAAAATAATTTGGGTTTTACATTTCTCCCTAGCTGTTCTCATGGTCAATTCATCAACAGGTTTCTCATCCCACTCATTACTCCCATAACTACCTCTAGGAGCTTTAGATTTACCGAACTGTTCTGCCTCTTGATCATCTCTTCGGCCTCGTCGAGCAAGTCCATACGGAGGATCGCACAGCAGCAGATCGAACGGCCCCAGATGCGGCATGATCTTCCCGCAATCCCCGTGGTATATCGTCACGTAGTCGTCCGAATAGTAAGGAGATAACAAGTCGCAGCAGGTAAGGCCATTCAATAGGGTACAATCGTCCACTGTACCCTGTTGAGTCTGTCCTGTATCCTTTGTTTCCGTCATGGCCTACCTGTGCTCAAGCGTTCTGCTCGGAATAATTGAAGTCTTTCTCGTATTCTCGAAGGGCGAGCAACAGCCCCGTCGAAACATCTGCGATCCTCTGCGCCTCACCCACTTCATTCCTCCGAATGCACAGATAGGCGCGGTGGTTGAGTTCGCGTAGGATTGCCCCGACTTCAGTAGGGTTGTAGATGTCATCCTCGGAAGCAGAACAAGTCGTGGATGAACAAGGTTCATTCCTTCCTTCGTCAGTCATTTCACCTGTCATCACTCATACGTTCTCCCATGGCCTGCTTGGCGTTCTACATAAACTCGATCAAAGCTTCCCCCGATGATGTGGCGTGCTTCATGTGGATGTTGGTTCCGGAATCCAGGGCAAATATAGCCTCTGTGCCGTCACCACCACGGATCACGGACCCGATCTGGTTTTCTGCCTCAGTCGGCGTTGTATCTGCAGCCATCCCGGTATCGCCGGGAGTTTCATCGATTGCTACAGTTATTTCGCCAGCCGATTCGTTGGTGATTCGCACCTGATGCGCTCCGGATGGGATCGGAACTGTCAATTCAGTATCTGCCGAAGCGTCAAACGCCACCCGAATATGCTGGTTGAAAGTCTTGCGGAGATCGGGAACACCGCGGGTAAACTGGAAAGAGGTGTCGCCAAGCGTTTCATTGGACCGTGCTGTCCCGCCGACCATTTTAAGTTCGTTACTCATAATTAGGGGATAAAGGGTTTCTATTTCTCGGTGATCACTTCCTTGGCCAAATAGGCGGCATCTCCAGCCACACGGATAGCGCGAAAGATTTGATCATCTGACATGCGGGCGCATGAGGAAGTGGAAACCAGGGTGAAAACAACAAACAAGAGGGGTATCAGGTTCTTCATTGGGCAAAAGATTAAGTCATCTTAACATTTTGGCAATCATAAACTCTTCAGGGAACGAAAAACGGGAAGTCTTGCCCGACTTCCCGTTCCCTGTTTGTGTTTGCTGCGAATTCGTGAATTGGATGTTTGGTGGAGCAAATTATTCACGAAAGTTTAGTTTTATCCCCGGGCATCCTGCCGTTTCTTAATCTCCGCATCGCTCGGTGGTCTGCCGCCCCTACGGAAGAAGGACTTCCTGGCTGCTGACTGGGCATCGCTGATGCGTTTTTTCAGCCTTTCCTTATCCCTCTCCTTGGGGTTTTTCGCGGCTGATTCGGAGACGCCGCGTAAAGCTCTTTTGACTGCCACTCCTCGCATCCGCTTCAGTTCATTTTGCTGCAAGGAGGTAAGTTTTACCGTCTCTCCAGTGCGCGGATCTTTGTAAGTCCTGGTGCTGGTCAAATATGGGTACCACTTCTCATTGGGGTTGGCGTCATTCCAGTTCTTGGCTAGGGTGTCAGCTCTGCGGGTTTCTTCGTTGGGCTTGATGCCCGCTGCCAAGAACTGGCGACTGAACCATTTGCCGGTCTTTTCAACCGGTTTGCCATCCAGATCAACCTTTTTAGGCGCTCTAACGCCTCCTGAGACAGCATTGAGCGTTCTGGCCTTCCAATCCATACCCTTGGTGTCCCGCTTGTAGGGATCGGCGTTACGGATGGTCTGAGGGATGAAATTAGGCATGATCATTCTGGACAGGTTTTCAGGGATTTCAGCCACCAAATCAGATGGTTCTTTTCTTCCCGCTCCTCCCAAAAGGCTAGTCAGGGCATTAACTCCGCTCAACGGCGTACCTTCAGAGATGTTGTATTGAGCTCGTCCAATCACATCATTGAAGATCGAAGCGATATCCTCACCGTTACGGAGTCCCGTAACGCTGCGGTTCAGATCAACCAAACCGGCGATAATACCCGATACCGGATCCAGCTTTGCGTAAGAGAATACCGGTTTACCCTTCCAAAGAACCATCATTGGTCCGCCCTTCATGCGGTTGAGCAATTCCAGACTGTTTTTGTCCTCTACTCCAAAAGCCCGGGTGCCGGTGATGCTGATTAGTTTATCCTCGTCATCGTCCTCTCCTTCGCCTAAAGCACTGAGAATCAGAAGTCCAATGGCAGCGATAGCCTGATCAGCTACATCGCGCAAGAAAAGCCCTGGAGTGTCACCGTTGTATTGCTCGATGAACGTTTTGCCATTGCTGCCCTTAACCGTTGCTGCCCATCCCATCTTGCCGAGTACCGGCAACAGGTTGAACCCAGTTCTCCGCAAAGTTTTCTTAGTCAAGTTGTAGGGAGTCGAAACAAACGGGAATATGATCGTCAATCCGAGTTTGGCCATTGTCCCGGCCCCGGTATCCTGTTTGAAATCAAGTAACTTGCGGACTGCGTGATCTGCCAGGTTGCCGCCGTCTTTTTTCCTCTTGATTTCATCCTGTGAGGTGATCGACTTGCCGAACTCATTAGCCAGCACCCATGCGTCACTGCCGAAGATGCGGACTTCGCCAGCCATGAATTTCTCTAACGCGTTGCCAGTCAACCCTTTGGCTTTGCCGAGTCGGTAAGCTTGCGCCCAAACATCCAGGTGGTTGCCGAGTGACTGGAAGAACACATCCATCGTGGAAAGAATACGGAACGAGGTTCTTGCTATCTCACCCCATCTGCCGCCGATAGCGGTGCGAATCACATCCACCTTGCCACCGTGCTCAACGTCGGACTGGGCTGTGATCTCACTCTCCAGGATATTGCCGTCTTGTGCCTGGACTGTTCGGGCAGCGAATGATATCGCTGCCTTGACCGCTTTCGGCCAAGCTTTCCGCATGTATTTGAATTCTCCAATCTGAGGCCCGGATGGGTCTTTGATGATCAGGTTCAATGCCGCTTCCATGCGCCTCTGGATAACGTGTTCCAGGCCGAAGTTGGCAACGTTGGCAAAGATGTTCATCGCCTGAGTTCCGACTCCTGAAAGCATCGCTGATTGCATGTACTCAGTAAACGAATCAATGATGTTGCCCATCGCGGCATTGGAGTAGTTGATCAGGCGGGTGATTTGCACCTCGTTTGTCGGATCGAACTTACTGCTGTCGAACACGTCCTGCATACCAGTTATCCCCGGCATCTTCGATACGGCTTTATTCATCAGCGCCAATCGCTCCCTGTTGATCCTCCTGGCGCGTCGTAACCGCTCATCCTGTGTGATGCCCCGGTCATTAATCTCGGCGCGTTGAGCGACCCGCGGGCGGGCTAGAATGCGAGCGTAGCGGTCTAACTGTCGTTCACGCTTATTGGTGTGTGGATCCCCCCTGTTCACCGCGTCACTGACTGAGTAGGCCAGTAGCATCGCATCGTCAATTGCTGCCTGGTTGCCGCTCGCCAGGGCATCTGCCATGACCTGCGGTAACAGGATTTGAGCCACCTTGATGTCAACCGGTTTGGTCAGGGTCAACTGGTTGGCCGCATCCTTGCCGACACTGGCCACTGGTTGTCTAATCGTGTCCAGCAATTCGGACAAGAGTTGGGCACGATCTCCTTGCGCTACCCGCTCCCGGGCAGCGTCATCCCATTTTTCGTGGGATTCGCGGTCATTGGCGGGCAGGTCGTCCAGATTGACCGGCTGGTTCATCTGGTTCGCGGCAGCGGTCGCCGCGGAGTAGAGGCTTAAATTAGGCTCGGTCGATTCAGCTATTTCTTTCAATGCTGCCGAAACTTCGGGATCGTTGACGTGTTGAGCAAATTGCCCAGCCGCCATTTTGGCATCATCCAGTTCCTCTACTTCGTGTTCCTGTAGCTCGAAAACCATGCCATCTTCATCTCGGTGGCGAAATGTCAGTCGATTGATTTGCTGAATCAGGTTACTTAACCGCTGTCCCTGGTCCTCGTCCTCAATATCAGACATCAGGTTTTCATCCGGTTCGCCAAACGATGCAACAATCAAACCCGTGTGGCCGCTGGTGGAAATCCTTTGAAAGGTGGAACCCTTGGCCATATTATCCTCGACGAACTTCTCAGCTTCCTCCCTAGTGTTAAATCGCTTGGCCCATACGATCGGCTTAACTCCATCCACCTCAGTGGAAAACCGGATAGTTACCAAATCAGAAGTAGTCCAAAGACGGGATGAAGGTGATATAGGCATTGTAAATAACTCATAACTCATCTCAATCGGGTCATGCGGCCTTGGCTCGGTTTGCGTGGGAGCGGCAGCGGAAAACAGAATTGATTCGCTCTGGTCGTTGAAACGCTCGGATAGCGGGACTCCAGTGAACGGATCGGCGGATTTGATCTGGTTGGGGGAAAGAACAAAGACAGATTCATCCCCGATAGATTCCACTTCGTTTTCGTAAATTACCCCGTCAATACCTTTTGCAAGCAATGCCCTTTGCAATTCTTGGTATGTGAAATCGGCATCCATTATCTGATCGATTTCAGAATCGGAAAGCGTTCCTTCTGGGAGGTTCTGAATAATGTCCCACGCTCCCCATGTCCCAAGATCCGGCATTCTTACGAGATTATCAGTCTTCAGGAAAACCTTGAGAGGGTCTAACGTTTTGGGTTGTTTATCGACAAATTCCTGAGCCTCTTCTTCAGTCTTAAAAGGCCCCCTGCCGTCGTTGTCTTCACTGGACCAAACCCAATAAGTGTTGTCCTCTGTATCATGTTCGATCTCGAATTCAACATTATCACGACCTTTGGCAATGTCTCTCGCCGCTGAAAGGTTGCCGAAATGGGCGCCTTCGACATCCCTTAGATCAAAAGTATCGAAATCATAATCTGACCAATGATACCACGGACCGTTCGTAAATCCCGCATCCTTCGCCGCTTCATCCACCAACCTCTGGGACTCTGCGGTTTCCTCTTCGGTGATGGTCCCGGCGTTGTGCTTGGCTTCCAGTTCGGCGTGGCGGGCGTTGCGGTCGCGGGCTGGGACCGATGCAGCGGAGTAGAGTTGCGGGGATTGGTCTGGTGTCTTGAGCGAATCGTAAACTTCGCGGATGTTCTGAAAATCACCCCAGGTTCCTTCAGGAACATAAACCCATTCGTCCTCTCCCGCTAAATCGCTGTAGACTTCTGAGCCGTCCACTTCAAGACTTGTGGTTTGAGAATTTTCTGAGTTGGATTCATGCGATCCTGCGTATTCTTTCTTGAAAGATACCCAATCACCAGCTTCAATCTCGACTCCCTGCGGAGCGGCACGGTAAATAGTAACTTCACCGCTGCCCGCATTGTAGTAATCATCACGCTCGCCAGGCAGTCCCATTCTTGCGCGTCCCAGTCGGGTTAAGTTGCGTCGGGAAATATCGAATAGGCTAGGCGAAAGAGCTTCATCGAACTCATCAAAACTTTCAGCCCAATCTACCAGTTCCTGTAAAGCGGTATCAAAATCATCTGATAGTTCTGGAATATTGGCTAATCTAGTTTGGCGATGCCTCAAGAAGTCCCGCCTTTCTTTCTCTTCGGCTTTTCTTTTTACCTGCTCTGGGTCGCGATTGTTGATGTCCTGAAAGACTTCACCGATGACGCGCCCTTCTGCAGTGGATGCGCTATTATCAACTGAATCGGTAATGTCAATGCCTCCGAAGAAAAAGTGAGGCTTGTATTCAATATCCCAAACCACCGCTCGTTTCTTGTTCTTGTAGATAGCAACTGCGAATGGGTCACCGAGAAACTTTTCGCTGTTTTCCATCGTTGGCCTAATCATATTGGGATGATCGCGCCAGAGTGAGGCAAACTGATCAATTACTGATTCTCTGTCATCGGATCGAAGGCGCATCAGTAAATCTTGACCTTCTGGTAACGGCTCGGTTTCCTGATCCCTCTCATTCGCCGCCCGCGAAGGATCAACTTCGCCGCGGGCGGCGTCGTTATTACTCATCTGTGGGGAACTAACGCCAGGATTGGCAGGTTGTCCACTGCTTGCCGCGGAATAGAGGGCAGGGTTGGTTCGTTTGGATCTTTCTTGAATAAAGATACGATGCTCATACTCTGACTTGGCGTCATTTTGAGCCATTTTCAAAGTGTCGTTATAGTAATCGGGGAATTCCACAACTCCATCAAAAGCGACCTGGTATCCCTTATCGCTCTTAATGATCTCTATTACAGGTTCTTTATCCAGCAAAGATTCAGTATCTTCAAAATTGAACTCAGGATAATTCCCTGATTCGGCTAAAGCGTCTCCACCTAATTCCTCTTCTATTCCCAAAGTGGACGGGTCGAGAAGAATTTCATTATCCGCTCCAGAGTTGCTCAATGGGATTCCGCTTACTCTGTAAATAGGTAAATCGGAACCCGATAAATAATCCTGAGTTACAATCACTTCTCCCATATCAGTCTCCTCTCCCTGCCCGTCCAAAAGGAATAGTTCACCATCCGCGTCACGAAAACCTTTGTAAACCGATACTCCTTTTTCAGACTTCTGAGAAAGGTGATTGAAAGACGCTTTTCCTTTTTTTGGTTTACCAAACCTGTAATAACCGACTTCAATTTTTCTTTTGGCCTGAAATCCCGAGGGGTGCTCAACCCATACTTCATGCATTGGCGTTTCCCGCGTGCTTGCGGCGGAGTAGAGAGCGGCACCCTGGTTGCCGCTACCCCTCGCCACAAACTCGTCATCCCGGTCAAACACCGCTTCTTCCTCGCGGTCACTGATGATGATCGGATCGATGAAGTGTAACTGCCCATCAATCAGGAACACGTTGTCCCGCTTGATGTCGCGGATTTGCAGGTCGCCTTTGCGCCAGCGGCCTTCACCTTCAGAAGTAAACCCAATTTCGGCCATCTTTGCCGCAACTGCTTTCTCCCAGTCGGCTTTCTTCGACTTACGGGCAACCCTGGGGTCGTGTGCCGGCTGGCTGATCACCACCCGATAACCACCGTCATGCAAGATCACTCCTTCGAACCGGAAACCCGAACCAAGCAAGGTGTTAGCCGCTTCCAGTCGATCGAAGTATCCGATCAAGTCCTGGAAGTTATTCAGCCCGAACCCGAATCCGGGAGCGTGGGCAATCTTCAATACGCGACTGGAATCATTAGGATCAACCCCGACCTGGTGCTCTGCACCTGCCATGCTCGGATCATCAAACAATTCCTCGTATCGTGAGCTCAGATCGTCTCTTACGCGGATTTGTCCGCTTTCTGCCGCGGCCCTGAGGACTCGCTGGTCTTCCGCTCGCTCGGCCTTGCGTCTGGCTCGGAACGTTTCCTCCGGTGTTCGATCCTGGCGAGGTGTTTCGCGAAGGGTTTGCCGTGCTTGGCGGATGGTTTGGGTGTCTTGTCCATGGTTTGATAGTTTATCATTAGTTTGAGTGCCACGCAACGGGGTTGCTGCGGAGTAGAGTTGCGGTGAAGATTCTGGATCCCATATCATTGACTCCATAGTCCTGAAATCTTTATTCCTCCCAGTATTCCTCACGAACCCTAAATTCTTGTAGAATGTTTCTAATCTCTTTTTTGAAGAAGCTCCATGAACCGTATCTGGTGTAAGAGCAATCGTCATGCCCATAGAGGATGCTAATCCTTGCAACTGTTCCATTTTTGCAGTCCCTATTCCTTGCCCTCTTTGGTTCTCAGGGACTACTATTTTAGACAGCGTGATAATTCCACGATGTTCTGAAATATAAGAATCTATACCTTCTTTCTCCCATTCATTCATCAATTCCTGAAGATGAATATTCGCATCAATGTCCTGAGGATCGGCATTGGGATAGCCAAACAACCTAGAAAACTCGTTTGATAGTTCCCCTTTTTTGTTTTTGAAAACCGGAGCAGAGGTGTCTTTGAAGTCGAAATATAAGTCATCTCCTTTGGTGTAGAAGTCTACATCGTCTCCCTTGAAGGACGACTCAAGATTTCTGGCACTAACCTCGTTACCTGAAACCTCCAATCCAAACCCCGTACCCGCAACCGGTTCAAGGGTAAATTCAGGGTGTAGCAACATATCAACGTGCTTCAACCCCAATATCCCCATTTGCTTTAGAAAATTACCTTGCTGGTAAAGTTCTTCACCTATATCGTTCCGGTTTGATCCCGATCCACCAAAAATCTCTGAAAACGATTCGCTCATCCCGCCGTTTTCATCGAAGACTTCTTCACTCCATAAGTCCAGACCTTGATGGGTGAACGTGAATGGGAATGGGTCGTTTTTACCAGCGTTGTAACTCATTAGCAACTCAACCGGCTCGCCATCAAAGTAAAATCTTGTGGAAGCGTCGTACATTTCTCCAGACTCACTTAAGGCAGGCGTAAAATCACCGCTATGATCAATAACAAATCGATCGGATAGCATCCCTCGGTTCTGCCAATCAGCAATCTTACCCATCAGTGTGAGGAGTTTGCTTTCATTAAAGAAATCTCGCGGTATTACCCGCTCGTACGATTCGTCATTCCATCCTGCCATTGGTGCTGCCGCGGAGTAGAGTTGCGTTCCCTGCTCGGTTTCTTCCAGTTGATTAGTGTCGGTCTTGGTTGAATTCCAGACGGTTCCAGGTTTGAACTTAGTTGGCTCACTCTCCTTTTTGGACGGTTTTGTGATTTCAACCAAATAAGTATTCACTCCGGTTTGGCGGAAACTTTCCTGTCCCTTGAAAGAGCCTTCTGGTAATTGTTCGTATTCACCGCCTACCGAATCTAGCCATTCGCGAAATTCTTTCTTGGATTTTGTCTCGCCGAAGAACGGACTGGCACTCATCACTGCCACAACTTTGCCTCCAGGTTTAACCATTTCGTAAGCCCTTTGGACGTGTTGCATATCCTGCCCGTTCTCAAACGGCGGATTCATGATCACCGCATCATAAGGCTGATCGGTTTCGAAGGTGGTAAAGTCTCGGGATACCAAATTGATCTCCTTGTCCTCCAGGATATCGCGAAGGGTGGAATCAATCTCGATCGCGTCCACCTCGGCACCGGCTTCAACCAGTGATTCAGCAATGTCTCCTTTACCTGCGGATGGTTCGAGAACTCGATCACCTCCGCCGATTCCCGCCCTCTCAATCATATCTTCAATGATTGGCTTCGGAGTAGGGAAGAATCCGTCTATCTTTCTGCCTATCAGGGCGCGTTCTCTGGCCTTCGCGGGGTCTTCCTGTGTCTTCGCACCCTTATACTCCAAAAACTCTCTCAGGGCGGCTCTTAGGGCCACCAGATCATCGATTCCCATGCGCTTGGTGCGGTCATAGTCCTCAAACTTCCAAGCGATGTCATCCCAGTAGGTTTTACCCCGGTCGTTGCGAGTCTTTTTGGCCAGTTCGCGGATATTTTCGATGTCTTGAGCGTTGGAAGTCTCCAGTGATTGTCCATCATGGCGATTCATGGATATCTTGGCCACTTTGTTGGCGAGCATCTTCGCGCCCTTGGTGTTTCGGCCAGCTTCGACCATTTGCATCAGCGTGCTTTTATCAATGTATACGGTTGGGTACTTGGCTTTCGCCATTTGATCCGGTGTGGCGGGTTCGTTGCTGTGGTCCTCTTTCCATCCGCCGTCTCTTTCGCGTTGGGCTTCCCCTTTGGCTTGCTCGGCCAGTTTGTAGAGCGTTTCGATGTGGGATGCCGCTTTGATGCCGTCCAGGTGTGTAGCTTTCCCGCTTTCAATCGCATCCGCCAAATTTCGCAAGGTGGTTGCGAATGCTTTCTGACCTCGGGCCTTGCTCTCCGCTCCTGCTGCCATTCTGGCCTGGCGAGCGGTATTCTGGCGACGATCTTGATTCAGTGCCTCATCAGCGGTCTTGTCCATCCGGTCAGCCATGCTGCGGAATCGCTCGGCAGTCTTACTGTTCGCGGCAGTTTCCTTTTCCTGCTCCTGCTCAGTGGCATCGACGGTTTCACCTTTCACAACTGCCTCAAACTGTCGTGCTGCTTCCATGGTCTTGAACTGAAACCCTGGGATCGCGCCGTCTTTGCTGTAGCGACTGTAGTATCCACCCAATTTCTTGGCAGCGGCATTCAGGCTGCGGTAAACATCTTTGTCTACTCGGTCTGCCAACTTCACAACAAACAGATCATGGCCATGCTTGGTATGCACGGTTTTCTCGATCGACGTTTCGGTATCAGTTTTAACGCCCGTGACCGAAACTTTGGATTCTTTCTGTGCCTGCTCCAATTCCTTTCGGTTGATGCCTCTAATCTCGTCAAATTGGACGAGTTGCTCAGGAGATAAGCGGTTTTCGCCACGGTCCATGATCCGCTTACGGGCCTCATACGGACTACGAATCGCGTTCAGTTCCTTGATTTCATCCTGGGTAAGTTCGGCTGTGCCTTGCTTGTAAACGAACTGCTCCCACTCATCCAGGGTTTCAGGATTGGTCAGAGCTTTTTCTTTTGCTGCTTTCTTCTCTTGGCGTTCCTGGAAGTCGGATTGGATCTTTTCATCGGTCCATTTCTCAACCGCTTTGTCCATCTGTTCGCGGCGGGCTTTCTTCCAGTCGCTTCCAAAAGAATAACTCAACGATTCACCGGGGTTGAATATACCCTGCAAGTTTTCGTGAGCGGTTCGCACTGCGTCGGCTTTATTGTCGGGTTTGCGATAGCCTTGGAACCTGGCCAGTTTCTTCATGGTCAGTTTGGCAAGTTCCGCCTCTATGGCATCCTCGTTTTCCTTGTATTGGCTCCATGCTTCGCGGACTTGATCCGCAGTCACTTTGCCATCGATAATTTGACCGTTGAACTCAAGCAAGTTTTCAAGGGAGTCTACAGCAGGAATTGAATCCGCCTGTTTCGATGCTTCAGGCGTTTGGCTTTCTGCCACTTCAGCACTCTTTTGCTGGATCTTCTGATCAACCATGTGAATCCGCTCTTTAATATTGCGGATATCCCGACGCAATTTGTCGGTTTCCATGTTGTATCCACCACTGATCAAAGACTTGCCATTTGCAATCGCTTCCTCGCGAGTATCAGGACCGAAACCGGTGCCGTAATTAACCCATTGCTTGCGGCCATTGATGTCAGTAACTTCAAGTGCCTTGCCTCCCTCTTTCTTCACCGGCCCAAACGGTTCTTTTTCCTCGACCTGGTATTCAGCTTTTCTGGCAGCATCGCGCTCCGTCTCTAACTGATCCATCTGAGCTTCAAGCAACTCGGCTTTCATCTTGTTCTTTGCCCGAGTCTTGATCATGCTGGCAATTGACTTGAAAGCCTTGTCCCCTTTGAGTAGCCCTAAAGCGTCCTCAAGAGAAACGATTTCAGTTTTACCGTCTTTGGTTTCCACGCTGAACAGGTGGACCAGTTTTCGCCCTGTCCGGTCGGATAGTTCGGCGTTGTCGAAATCTGAAACCCTGGCGTCTACCAGACCACCTTCATAAGCATCGTACTTGACGCCTCCAGTCCATCGCCATTCGTAAGAAACGATCTTGCTGCCATCGCTAACCGGAATTGGTTTGGCGAAAATGATGGTTTCAGTAGGTTTTGTCCTGCCTGGGGGCGCCTGCTTGCTTTCGCTCTCAGGCAAACCTTTGCTTTCTGTTTTATTAGAATTTTGATCCTTCCTCTTCCGATCCTGCTCCCGCTGTTTATCCGGAGTCATTCCGGGTTTAAACACTTCGATCTCAGCGTTAGGAAGCATTGGTACCCACTCGGTTGTGGGGTTATCTCCGATTGAGCCGATTAGCACGTTAACAAACTTGCTTCCCTTCCTCTCTCTTACCTCGTAAACTCGCTTGCGACCATCTTTGAAATAATCGACTGCGGGAATGTCCCGCCCAACAGCATCCTTGACGGAAATATTCTCGGTAACGCTGGTATCCAAAACCTGCCATTCGCCGTTCTCTTTGCGGACGTGGTAACCTTGGGATTTCATTCCCGCCTTATCAGTTCGCCACGCTTCCCAAAATGAATTATTCGGTTCGGCGATGCGGGCGTTTTGGGGCATCCCCTTGATTTCGACCATCTCAGTTTTGCCCCACTTCAATCCGAAGCCTTCGCGACCTCGCTGGCGCTTCAAGTCAACCCACATCGTCTTACCTGCTGATTCAGGTAGGCCGACCTGACTTTGGATAGATTGCGTCGGATCAAAACCAATCTCTTCGAAGTATTCTCCTTTGTCGTAGGGTTCTGACACCCTCTGAACTCCTGCCGTCCAATATTGCTTGTTGCGCGGAGTGTTCTTCAACCCGAGAACGAAAAGCGGGGTATCCCAACCTTTTTCGCCATAGGTTTCGACCACTGCCACGGCAAGATCAAGATCGATATCAGACTTCGCTATCAAGCCTGATTGCCGCTTGGTTTCGTTCTGAATGATATCAATTTCTTCCTGTCTCTGCTCGTCGGTTGTCACCGCGTCCAGGAACTTCTGGCGACCACTGAGAAAAGCGGCATCGAGTGCCTTCTTGCGGTCTTCAAAGATTTGTTTCTTAGTCTTTGGTTTTTCATCGAACAACTGTTCCTGCCCGACCTCTGCATCCTTCTCGGCATCGGTGCGGGTGTCGGGAGCCTCGAATTCCGTTTCTACGGTCTGCTCTCCCACCAGGGAGAAGTCCTCTTCCACGCCCGCGACCTGGAACATGTCGGCGTTGTCATTGATTTCGGTCTGGTTGGTTTTATCCTTCCTAGTTGCAGCAACGATAGTCTTGACATTCTCCACGCTATCCAGGCTGGTCTTCATGCTCTTGAGCGCCTTGATGGTTTCGCTCATCGCTTCAAGTCCCCGCTTGAATTTGACCGGTTTGGCGATTAGATCGAGTTCAAAAGCACTCGCGATGCCCAGTAGAGCGCCGACTGGATCTCTCTGCTTAATGTCGATCCCTGTACCGATAGCGTCGGCAACCATGCCCACGGGTCCAGGAATCAACCCTACTGCGGAAGCGGTGAGCTCCGCGGCGTTAAGAAATAGTTCTTCCTCCAGTTTCGCGGCTTCCTCCGTGCCAAGGGTTTCCAGTTCCCGGATCGCATCAGGAACGGTCTTTGTAAGCATTTGCTTGCTCAAAGTTACCAGCTTCTTGCGGGCTTCCTTGCGTTGCTCGTTGGTGATCGCCTTGGACCGGGAAACCGCTATTTTGATTTCAGCCTCGATCGCATCAAAGTCATCGCTAAGTTTTTGGAAGGGTGACTGTTGACTTAATTCTCCTTCTTCGCCTTCCTTCGTGCTTTCTGCCAGAGTCTTTTCGGCGGCACCGGTTTCCGGGAAGCCTGCGATTCGGTTGATTTTGGCGAAGTAGGTTTCTGGGCTTTGGTCTTGTCGTTCATCGTTAAATATATCCTCGGTTTGGGATGCGTCATCACGGTTTTTCTGTTCGCGTTGTGCGAACGTTAAATATTCCCGAAGCGTCTCATCGAACGGGAATTCGTTAGAACTCCGGTCTTTCTTCAGCTTCGTTGAAGTCACCAGGTCATCCAGTAACAGTTGACCGATCTCAGAGAGTGGTTCGCTGACCAGTTCGGCTTTACGGTTGGTCAGCCAGTCGGACAGGTTGCGGAAGTTGCCCTGCTCGACTGCGTGCATTCCCGACCGCAGGGAAAGGATCGCTTCGACCACATCGCCTGCCAGGGACAAATCATCGTCGAGTTTCGCCAGTTCCGGCGCTACCTTGGCAACTGCGGAGACGATGCGCTTGCCGCCGTCGCTCTCCAGTATAGCGGTAACATCAGCGGAGTCTTTCCCTGCCTTTTCCACTAGACGAGTCACAAATGCTGCCATGACTCGACGGGATGCTTCGGCCTGGTCAAATTCTCCCGATTGGGTCCGGGTGATTCCCCTGGCAGATTGTTCCAGTTTGGTGGCGACTGCCCGCAGAGAATCGGCGGTGAGTTGATTATTGACGTTGAACCGCAGCCCGGACAGGGTGCTGTAGCCGATGGCTTCGGCATCAAGTAACGCCTGCTCGGAAACGGATTCGCCGAGTCCGCCCTGTTTCGGGTTGCTTTCGACCACGAAAGATCGTTGATCGCCACTGGTGAACTCAATCACTTCGCGGATAAGGACCGGTTGTTTGACCCCGGCAAGATTAATGCCTTCTTCCTGCGCAAAATCGCGAACCGCAGTTTCGTAGGCCATGGCGTTGCCCCGTTCGTAGGCGAGGCGTATTCCGCTCGATCTTCCGTTTCCGGCGATAACGCTTCCGCCTGAAACAACCGGAGCGCCATCGTTGGCCTTGCGAGAATCTAGCAGGAAGTCGGGATCGATGGATGAAGCGATTCGCTCTATCTGCTCCATCGAAGAACGATTCCCGCTTCTCTGTCGGGTCTGATCAGCATTGATCTCTGCCTCGATCATCCCGTCTAAATCTGTGGCATCAACCACCCTGTAACGGAAAGTCGCCTTGGCCCCGTTCGGGGTTCCGGTTGAAATAGTGCCGTCAATATCGGCCACATCCGGGCTTTTCGCGCCATCTGCGGGGCTTTTCTGTCCGGTATTAGGTTTCCTGACAGTTACTGCCGGTTTCTTGTAGTTGATTGGTGTATAAACTGTTCGACCGGATTTGGTGCCCTTCTGAGCGTTGGAAAGATCAACGTCGTAACCTCTCCTTGAGAGTGCTTCGTAAACCCTGTAGGCAGGCTCCGAAACATAGTTGTCTGACATAACATCTTTCCCATCCTCATGCGCCTTGTCAATAATCGCCTGGTAAGCCTTAATTCCCAACTTCTTGCCCTGATGTATTCCTTGCAGGGTGGATTTATGGATTCTTACTTTACCTTCATACTCACCGGCAGTCACGTACCCGACTTCTACGTCTTTTTCATCCCGTATCGAAGCTCTAAAACCATCCTCAGAAAGTTTAATTGACCCTTCTTCCTCGAAAACGCTCTCGTCCAGGTCGAAGACTCCGGTGTTGCCGGGGTGCTTGCCTGCCTTCGCGGTCTTCTTCGATTTGGTTTGCGCGAATTCCTCCAACCGTTGCACTTGCTCTTCGGTGATCGGAGCCAGTTTATTTGGAGCATTAACGTCATCCCAATCAGCCTCCCGCTTCTGGCCTTTATCGACCATGAAGACCTTGGAAATGAAATCTTGCGCTTCCACCCCTTCTTTACCGATGCTCGCCTCGCTGTAGCCGAGCAACTCTTCAATCACTCTGTCTTTGTCATTGCGAACCGATACAACATCGCCAACTTGCGTCCTTCTCAGGGCGAACATGACTTCAGCAACCCGGGAAAAGAATGCGCCTTTTAGACCTTCATCCTTGCTCGCTTCTTGATGGGAGAGATCTGCGATTCGTCCCGCTTCCTTCTGCAACTTCAAGCTTCCGGCGTAGGTTTCGATGGCTTGCTCTGCCAATGCAATAGGATCGGTTTTCTTCGCTGCGGTCTTCTTCTTGGGGGTTTGCACAGCAACCTCTGAGAGGTCCATTTCCACTATTTGCCCTATCAACTCCTTTGGCCCCGGCTCGACAATTGTTCCTGAGAAAATACCGTTACCCAAATCATTAGTGACCTCAACACTCCTGAAAATACTGCTACCGGTTGGGTCGTAATAAATAACCTCACCTACGTTGGGGTATTTTGTGACACCTGGATGAGGTCCGGGGTGTCTTTTTGAATCTTCTGAAAGGTCTACTCCTGTTATGTTTACCAGGCGGTCTTTATAGGATTCTATCGCTGCCTCAACCTCGTAGATTGACAACCATCCACCCGTTTTTTTCAACAACTCAGATTTAGCCTTATCGGTCTTGAGTTCATTGTAGCGACTTGTAATACTGAAAAGATCACCAAGGCGTTTGCGGTGCGCAACTTCTGAAGCTGATTTGGGAAGTGCTTTTCTGGGGTTATCACTCCACAATTCAAGTTTCTTGCCTGGGGCTGACTTTGCAAAAATAGCAGCGCCTTCCCCTAGACGTTTCTCTTCCGCATCTTCAAAGTCTTTGCCGGTTTCGCCTTTGATTTCATTGATCTTATCCTGATAGGATTTACCATCCCTCCGTTCTTTTTCTTCCCAGAACTGAACGGCGTCTTCAATTCGTTGAGACTCAACTGGAAGAGCGTTGTACCGTTCACTTTCGGCGCTTATATCAGCAAGAAGTTTAGACTCAACATTATCAAGATAATCTTTCACCCCGACCCAGAAAAACAGATTCTTATTTGGGCGGACATTGGCACTTGATGAGAAATTACGAACTTTCTCTCTAACCATGTTAAGCATGGAATTCACCTTATCCAGATCCCTATTTAATCCTTCAACATAATGAGATCCAACCCCCGTGGTTCTGGCAGTATTTTTCCATTCCGGTAATTGTTTCTCTGCGTATTCAACCCCCCTCTTCCATTGTTCATCTGACTGGCTATGTTTATCCCATGCGATCAGTTTTGTGTTACCAGCTGAATCCGTGGTGCGTTTTGATTTGGTTAGCGTGTCAGGTTTCTCTTCAGCAACTTTCTTCTTAGCCTTCGGCTTCCGGGTTTCAGCTTTCGGGGGTTCCCCTTCCAGCGCCCTTTTCTGAGCTTCAAACTTCTTCCGGCCCTCCGCGGTCAACTCCTGAGTACCATCTTTCTCGAACTTCTTCTTATAGATGATGCCGTTATTGGCCAGCACCTTGGCGCTGCCGGGGTGACCTTTCTTGCCTTCGCCGATGGCCATCATGGCGCGGACCTGGGCGGCATTTAAACCGTCTGGACGCTCGCTCTTGCCGGTCTTGGCGGCGTGGATGGAGTAGCCGGTTTTGAGAAGTTTCAGCTCATTACTCACCACTTCCATGGTTTCCTGGCTGCGGTCACCGAGGATGAATTTCTCCAGTGCCGGATTGATCATCAACCCGTCCGCTTCACCTTCCTTGGAACGTTGCAACTGGCTAGGCGTATCGGCGTCGCCCATATCAACCACCAGGATACGCAGATCCAGAAGTTGGTCGTATTCCTCCGGTGACAAATCCTCGCCGTTGATCCATTTTTTCAGCTCTTCAGCGTGGCGGATATCGACTGTTTTCTCAGTGGTGTCCTGTGGATCCTGGGCGAGCGGTTTGCCCTGCCAGTCGAGCGGGAGTAAAGATCCCCGTTCTTCGTTCTTGGTTCCTGGTTCTTCGTTGGTTGCTGGCCCCATCGGGATGTTGCGACCGTCCACCTTGCGGTGGAATTCCTCGTACTGGCGCAACTCTTTGTCGCTTGGCTTTTTAGCTCTGCGACCAATGGCGAATAGGTGCATATCGTCTACTCCCAGCTTGAGAGCAAACTCCCGCTCACTATCCGAAATGTAGGATTGTTGATCGTGTAGAGTCAGGTTGCCTTCGCCTCTTTGGTAAATGCGATACAAACCGTCTTCGACTTCCCGTTTCGAGAATCCCTGATCCATCACGATGGGGACCAGTTCTCCCAAGGAAACCATGCTGCCGGGGTTGTCTGATAGCCGCGTTGCCACCTTGGCAATTTCAGCGTCCACGGCGGGGCGGTTCGGGTAATCGGCTATTCCGTTTTCAGTCGGGAAGGATTCTTGAGTTTCTCCGCCCTCATAAACCGCGAATCCCTCATCGATCAGGTATTGCTTGTCAGCTTCATCGAGCGATTCCTCGCCCTCATGGACTAGGCGTTGCAATACCTCGTCGTCCTTGCCCTTGAGTAGGCCGGTGTAGACGTTGATCGGTTTGAACTTCTGGCGCAATTCATCGAGATCTTTATCGACAACCGAGTAGGTGCCCTGCGATGGGTCGTAGTTGTCATCGATATCGCTCTTGCTGAATCCGGCTTGCTCGGCCTGCTCGATCAGCTCCAGCTTCATTTCGCTGGTCTTGGCCTTGGCGTATTTCCGGCGCAACCCGGCCAGTTTCTTGCGGCGCGGAGCCTCTTGCTTGTCCCGCTCGATGGCTTCGGCGTGTCTTTCTGCCCGTTGCTGGTCCTCGGACTTGGCCTTCTTCTGTCGTTCGCGGGTGGTTGCTGCCCGGGCCTTGTCGCGCTCTGCTACGTATTCCTTGGAGTTGCCAGCTTTGATATCGTTCACGCTGCGGCGCTCCATGTGGTCGCCAGATCCAGCAATGATGATCTCATCGAAGATGTCCCGGATTTCGTTGGGCAACTCGCCCTTCAGGTGAGCATACAGGTTCCTGGCAATCTCTTTGACCACCCGGAACGCTTCCTTAATCTTGTCGCTGGCTCCCTGGGGGAATTTACCTCTGCGGAAATATTCCTCGGCGTGTTCCGCGAATTTCTCTTCTGACTCCGGACTCCAATCGTCGGTTGCTTCACCGTAAAATTCATTGAGTCGATTACCGATTTCAGTTCCCTTAAGCAGTTCACGGTCGAGGTGAATGATTTCGTGAAGCAAGGTGATGGCGTCGGCCTTGCCCTCGATCAGGCCGATGAGGTTATCGGCGCGACGGTAGAAGCCCTTGATTGCGCGGCCCTTGCCGCCACGCTGAAGCAGGATCGCGTCTTCCGGTGCGATGTTTTCGCTCGAATACGGCGCGATGGCGGCGCGTTGCTCGGCGGTGAGGTTCGCCCGGGACTGGACGTCGCGGGCCTCGATCTCGCCTGCGGTGCGACGGTAATCCCTGTCTGGTGCAAAAATTCTCTTCTCACGTTCTTTTTCGTATTTCTCTTTTTCGTGTTGATACCATTCCCGCGCCTCATCGATGTCTGACATCATTTCCGTCAGTTCCAATTCACGTGGATCTATCTCCCTGTCTGCTAACCGAGAATACTTCTTCGCCGCCAGTTGTGCATTTTCAGCATCCAGTTGTGCCGCCGATCTGCGCTTGTATTTCTCAGCTAGTTCTTCCGCGTGCTTGATCCGCAGTTCGTGCCGTTTACGAAGTTCTTCTACCGGTGTTGTTCCGTTCTCTTCGGCAGATTCAAAATATTTGGTCACCATGAACTTTCGACTGACTTCTTTGTTCAATCGGTCGAAATCTTCATCAGCCATTTGCATACCTTGGCGATGCTCTAGCGGAGAACTCCCTCTTGCGAATCCTTCTCTATGCTGAATAGCGTGTTGAATTTCGTGCAGGAGAGAACTCAACCCCCTTCCTTGTGCGCCTATCGAAATTCTCTCTTTTCCTCCAATGTTAATATAAACCGCATCTATTCCGTCTTTCAACGAAACTGGAATCTTGCCAATCTCAGGATATGCCTCAAACAAAGCCGTATGATCCAGCAAATCGCGCAACTCAACTTCTTCAGTGTCGCCGTTTTTCAACAGATCTAGAACCTCATCGTAAATCTTCGCACCCTCGTCAGGAATCTCCCAACGCATCTTGCCGTCGTACTTCCCAGGGAACCAACCCGTAGCGGCGCGGATCGTCTCGCTGTCCCTGCCTGCCGCCGCCATCGCCTTGGCTGTTTCCAGGCTGTCGGCCATGAACTGCGGCACCTCGGCGTTCTCGCCCGCGAACTGGTAGAGGATCGAGTCTTTGTCGGAGTCGAAGCGTTGGGAGAGCGGGATGACTTCGCCGTCTTTGTCGTAGGTGACAGGATCGGCTGATTTGATCTGGTTGGGGTTCGTTGTCACATAAACAGTAGATGAACCAGCTTCCGCGTCATCCATCCAACTATCACCTATGTCTTCAAATATAATACCATCGTATTTTGTGTCATCAAAATTCCTTACTACATCTTGAGTGCTGCTACCGTGCTCCGAACTCAACTCATCCCATTTTTCTCCTTTGGCATCTATAACCAAAGGTGTTTCCATTTTTAAATAGACATCGTATACTCTTTCCCCACTTGCATATCCATCGGCGTTCCACCAATCATCAGTGAAGTAGGAAAAATCGTTGAAAACCTCGATGTTTTCCGCATGGCTAGTTCCATGATAAGCAGGGCCAATATTATATCCTGCCTCTTTTGCTGCCTCATCAATCAACCTCTCCACAGTGTTTAGATCCCCAGCCTCAACAGCCGCCAGATACTCCCTATCGCGCTCCTCATCCACCTGCTTGAGCGTATCCCGGCCCCGCGCCTTGCGAACCTTATCCGGCACCTGCGCCAACGCCTCAATCGAGAATTCAGCCTCGCTCAATCCGGCCTCTTTACGCAGCTTTTGCGCCCCGGCGATCAGTGCGCCGGCCAGGTCGGTCAGGGCGTTGATTTCGTCGTCGGTCTTGGCTAGTCCGAGCTTGCGGCTCAGTTCGGTCAGTCCGGCTGAGATTCTTTCGTATTCCTGCTGCTGCTTCGGCGTGAATTTCTTTTTGGAGAGGGTGTCGGTGATGGTTCCGGCAGTTGATGATGCATCTTTCGCTTTCGCTTTCTTCCGCTTGGGCTTCGATAGCGTGTCCAGGTCCAGATCACCACTGGCGAAATCATCGGGATTGGCATCGGTCTTGGGCTTCGGAGTGGGTGCAGCTTGCTTACCACCTGTCAAATACTCAGCCAATGCAGCGGGCGCTTTATTCAAGTTACGCTTGGCTTGCGCGATCTGCTTGCTTTCTCCAGGCAGAGCGAGACGAGTTTTACCTTTCTCATCAGTCGGGACGTACCCTTGATCAATCATATCCAGCAGGTAGGTCAACTGACTGGCCTTTTCGCCGGGACGTTGTTTCTTAAGGGCATCCTCGATGGCACCCTTGTCCCTCGGTGTGGCATCCAGTGAACTCAGGTAATCAATCAGGACTTCGGCTTCCCGAGCGGGCATTCCCTCAATATCAGGCTGGAAATCACGGCCCGCTGCCTTGCGCTGGTTCATCCAGTTTTCATCGTAGTAAGCATCAGTTCTGCTCACCGCATCGTAGAAGTAGGAACCGATGCTGTTGCTCTGAATGATTGCCACTTCCTCAATGATCAATTGCTGGCGCATATCCTCGGGCAGGAAATCCAAAGCTTTGTGCAACCTGCCAACCAGGTCCGGTTTGGAAATCTGGTGGTGATATTCTTCTTCCAGTGCCTTGATGTTATTCTTGGCCTGACGTTTCAGTTCCTCGGGACTGGTCTTATTGCGTCGGAACAGGTTAGCCATCTTGTCCATGATTGAATCAAGCTTGGCTTTGGCTTCGGCGATGATCGGCAGATTCTTGACCGAATCCCAGATACTCTTCTCAACCCCTTTCAAGGTGTCTTCCGCTTTCGCCCGTGTGGTTGGGTCTAACTCGGCGAGAATCGCGTTGCGGCGTTCTATCGCTTCGTTTCGGTTCGCCTGCTTCTGACGCAAGTTCTGCATCAGTGTCGGCGGGATATTGACATAGGAATAGGTCTGATTGCGGTCGGATTCGTAAACCACCCGCATAGCGCCTGTTACAGGATTCCAACCGATCTTGGTGATAGTCCGCGATCCGTGCTTGAGTCCCGACGTGGCAATCCACTCCATATCCGGGTCTTCCGGAAGTTGCGGCTCGAGCAGTTCAGCCCGCTCCCTGCCGGTCATCCCTGGTTGCACTTCAAGATCAGGCTTCGGTTCGGGTGCGGTGGCTTTTTCCTCACCCAAAAGCATGATTTCGTCCAGCACCTTGCGGACTTCGGCGGGAATATCGTTGTGGATCGGTGATCCGGCCAGTTGCGCGTAGATGCCGCGTATAACTTCTGCTACCTTGGCCAGTGCTGCCTTCAACCTGTCCGGTAACCCATCAGGGAAGTCTCCGTCCCGCATATAGCGTTCGACGTGACGGGCAAAGACTTCTTCCTGGTCATCGGTCCATTCGTCGGTAGCGATGCCGTACGCGGCGTTCAGTTCGCTACCGAGATCAGTGCCCTTGAGCAGTTCCCGGGACATGTGCGCCACCTCATGCATGATGGTGGATTCGTTGGCCTTGCCCTGGATTAGCCCAATCAGGTTCTGTGATCGGTCGTAAAAGCCCTGAGGGTCGCCATGCTCATCCTTGGAGAAGAGGATGATTGCCTCTTCCTTGGCAATGTTCTCGATATCGTAAGGTTCGACCAATGCGCGGACCTTGGCGTCGTAGGTGAGTCTGCCCTGAGTGTCGCGGGCTTCGATCTCGCCCGCCGTGCGCTGGTAGTCGGCAAAACCTTTCTCAGCGGCGCCTATCCCGTCCGGTCCTTCAATTTCCTGAATACGAGCAACATACTCGCTTCGTTCGCCCATCAGGTAGTCATACCTCTCTTTATTGCCCTCTTTGGACGCAAGGGACATCTCTTCATTGAGATACATGACGTACCGGTTGAGGTCGTCCACGGTTTCCTTGTAGTTACGAATATTATTTTGGAAGTTGCCACCCTTGGCGAAGCCTTCCTCTTCCTGAATCCAGTGCTGAATTTCATGAATCAGGGTAGATAGTGCGTCTTCCTTGTTCTTAGCCCTAACCGTGATTTGCGGCTGCAGGTCGAACAGTCCTTCCGATTCGCGGTTTTCGTAGGGTTGGAATTCTCCACCCTCATCCTTTACATCAGGGCCAATTGTGATAATCAGGTCCACGTTGCCTACATCGGGGTATGCTTCGTAAAGTTCTGGGTGATCAAGAATATCGCTGACAAAAGTTGCCCTGGTGTAATCAGATTGAACTGGTCGCACGGTGTATCCGGAATCCAGCTTGTTGAGTTTTGTCACTTCAGCATCCGCTCCTGCCTGGTCGTCATACCCGGAAACCTCGTTGCCTCTGGAGTCCACAACGTTGTAAACGGTTGCGGAATCGCTCACGCCATCCTTGAAGGAAGCGCCTTTATCCGGAATCTCCCACCGCATCTTGCCGTCATACCTGCCTGGGAACCAGCCGGTCACGGCCCGGATCTCCTTGGCCGACTTACCTGCCGCTGCCATGGCCTTGGCTGTCTCCAGTGTGTCCTGCATTACCTCTGGAATAGCGGCAGTTTCGCCAGCGTATTGGGTAAGCACGCCTTCCTTCTTGTCGGTCATCCGCTTCAACCGCTGGAAGACCGCTTTTTGCCGGTTCGGCTTCAGGCTGGCGACATTGTTCAGGAAGTGAGCGGTAACCATTCCCAGGGCTGCGTCATTTTCACGATCGCCAGTTTCCAGGAAAGTAACCATCTCGCGTACCGCTGCATTGACCGATTTCGGGTCATTCAGGTCGGCGGTTTGTGGAGTCTTGCCCCCCGCTTGCTCTTGGAGCTTCTTGCGTGCGGTTTCCCGCTTGTCTTGATCACTGACTTCCTTCTTTCCAAGGTTGCGCGGTGGCGTGTAGCTCGATTCGGCTTGGCTGCTCGCCTTGGCTATGCCGGTAGTCGTGGGGGGAACCGTTTCCGCCACAACACCCTTTTTCCCGGCAGTTGTGGCGGCTTCGACCGGCTCGACAATCGCCTTCATCGGCTGAAACTCGCCAACCCCATCGTGCATGTTCCAGCCGGGGCGGATCACTCGCACTTTTTCACCGCGGACCACGTTGCTTTCGCCCGCGTGTAATCCAGGATCGGCAGAAACAACCTCGCCTTCTGCCCCGATCTCGATGAATCCAGCATCGCGAAACATCTCGTTAATCAGCTCGCGGGTTTCATCGTTCTCTGCGTGCCTGTAGGCCGTCTGTAGCTGTATAAAAAACTTGCGTTGCACTTCTGCCGTGGAAGCATCGATGTGATTAATGCTCCTGCCGGTAATGCCTTTCGCCTCGTCCGCGAATACCGTTTTGATCAAACTGTTGAATGATGCACGCATGGACTTCATCACCGCTTTCGGAACGGTTTTACTCTTATCCATTTCGCGCATCTTCGCCTTGGCGTTGGCAACTGCTGTACGGAATTCTGCCGTCTTATCGTCCACCTGGGCTTCCTCCACCACCTCAGGGTTCCGCATCTCATCCAATCGGCGCTGAAAATCCTGGCGATTGCCAACTAAGTGCGTCGAGTAGTTGCGCTTGTAAGCATCAAACAGTTGATCGTCATCAGCCTTGCCGTCGAAACTCTCCTGCAGGAAGGTGATGTTCTTGGCGAAGGTTTCGGGGGTGATGGGAACTTGCTTGGATTTCGGCTTCTTGGTGCTGGGCGCTTTACTCCCGGATTCCTCGCCCTTCCACTCATCGACCACCTTCTGCCCAGCCTCGGTAATCTCATACTCTCCGGCCTCGTTAAGCCTCGCGTAAGCCTCCGGGCGCTCTTTGGTGGTGTTGGTGAGGAAAGATAGATATCGCTTGCCAGCGGGCCTGTCCGTGTCTCCTGCGAGGTTTAGCAGGGCATCAAACATGGATGCGCTGGAAATACCTTTCGGAAACTTCGGTTTTGCGCCTTTCGCGGCGTGAATTTCGATATTTTCAGCCAACGACGGCGTTTTGGCGTCCAGATCCGGACCTGCCGCCTGCCGCATCTGGTTGAGACGTTTGACAATCCGTTTCCTCTGATCGATGGCCATTGCCTTGGTTTCCGGATCCTTGATCTCGGTAATCATCCGGGATAGGTTTTGCGCCACCTGCTTGAGCCACCTGATAATGACCGGCATCATGTATTCGATACCCTCAATCTCTGTAACCCGACCGGCAAACTCCTTGTCCTGGATGATCATCCGGTGGAATTCGTGAGCGCCTAGAAAGTCTCCTTTTTTCAGACTGGAGAAACGATCAACCGGTTCATGCCCCAGGTACTGTTTCAGATATGTGATAATTTCCGGCGTACCCTTTGCTACCTGATCGATAAATTCATCGCTAATATCCAACGACTCGCTCCGAGCAACTTCCTGATCGATTATTTCGACAGCTTCTAGGGCATCTTCCCGGTATTGTTTCGGGACGCCTTTTAGACGGGAAATAAAGTATGATCGCTCCACTTCTCGTTTGATATCTTCAGGCAAGGCTCGCCATAACTCTTTAGCCTCTCTTATCGACAACTCCTCTAGTGCCGCCTGGTGAATCAACTCCTCACTGAGTAATACAGCAATCCTTTCCTGGGAGTAACCGCTCCTGGCCAGCCACCCCAGATCGACCTTCAGGGCAACATCGCCATTGGGTAACTTGCGGACGCTCATCGCCGTGCCGGAAGCGACTTCCTCAAGGCCAACTTGTTGAATTTCTTCAATCGGTCCGTAAACAATACCCCCTGGAAACGCACGCTCGCCATACTTGGCAACTTCCAACTCGATCACCTCTGCAACTTTTTCAGCCTTTTTCTGGTAAGTGGGAGGGATTTCATCGATTGCCACGGCAAGATCATCGGTACCCTGGTCATTCGGCACGATGTAATCCCTTTTCTCCGGCAACGGATCAGGAACCTTGTTGCCTTTAGGTTTCGGGTAGGCCTGCTTCTGCTTCGGACGCTTGCGCTCGGTCGGCTCCTTGCGCTTCGGCTTGATCACCGATTCAATGCCGTCAGTCAGTTCTCTCAGTGCCGGGTTTTCATCCAGGTTGTTGTAAATCCAGTTCAGGAACTTCTTCAGGTAGCGGCGGAAATGAGGCGATGAGGTGCGCCCGTTAAACTTGCCCTCGATAATTGCACGGGTTGCTTCGGAAACCTTCTTTGCCGGGGTCAACCCATCGAATCCATTGTATTCCTTGAGCATCAGCCCGTGCAAAACTTTGTCGTACTGCGGGGAACGCGGGTCGAACGCCTTGGATGCGGCATCGATCAGCTCCGGATTATCGGCGGCAAACACCCGTTGCGCGGCGTGAACTCCCTCGTGGAAGATGGTTCGCTCGATCTGGGCAACGGAGCGACGCTTGTTCTGGTCTTCGAAGATCACAATCGCCGGATTGCCGTCGCTATCAGTGACGGTTACGCCAGTTCCCTTGCGGGATAGGCTCCTACCGAGCAATGCTTCGCCGTGCGCCTTGTTCTGCGCCACGATAACGCGTACCCCGCTGGCCTTCAGGGTGTCCAGCATCGCCGACTGGTTGCCGATCGCCCGGTTGATCTTTTTGATACTGGATAAGGTTTCATCCTTTTGTGGGGCAGGAGTCTTCGGCTTCTTGGCTTTCGGTTTCTTTTTTGCAGGTGCCGCTACCTGGTCAGCCCTGACCAAGGTGATATCGTAATCATAGGGATTGATCGTTTCATCCCCCGGAATCTGGGGGGCTACCTTGCGCAACGCTTCTTTGGAAGAAGAGGCGATGGAGGTGGGCACAGTAAACGTTTGATCACCGGTGAGAGATGAGACACTCCAGTAATCACCACCCCCATCGCTGCTTAGAGATTCACCACCGGTCGAAACTTCTTCCGGTGATGCTATTGATGAGTTTGCGTCATCAGCATCTTGTTCCAAAGTAGAGTCCGCAACTGTTTTTTCTTCTTCCTCGGTCGATTTAGGGTCAGTTTCAGGTTCTGCTTCAACTTCTTGCTCTGCGGGAGCGGAAAACTTGGCCTTGGCCGTCTCGTAATCCATCGTGAGGAACGCTTCTGCCGCTTCAGGGAATATTGCCTTTGCCTGATCATGCGCTTCTTCGGTGATAACTGGGACCGGTCCTTCCGGGCTATCAACTATTTCATAAACTGGTGAGTTCAGGTGTCCAACGGGAGACTTGAGTGCAGGATGGTCAAGGTTCACCGCTTTGTTGTCTGCCCCTATCCTGACCGCTGCCGCTGCCTGAAGGGTGGCTATGTAGTTAGCCATCGCCCTTTTGTAGGCTCCCGCATTACCCTCCGGGTCAGCTTCCTCTGCCTGCTTTGCCTCAGTTGCCGCGTCTTTGGCCGCGTTGATAGCGCCTTCAATCTCGGCGGAAAAGCCTGCCGCCATTTTGACGCTCTGGCGAATCTGGGTCAACCGGTCAGCTTCGATTTCCTCGATCCTCTCCACAACCGCCTTTTTGCCTTCGATGTCGTCCTCTGCCTTGCCCTGGTATTCCTGCAAGAGTTTATCGATCTCTGCTTCTGCGTCCCGGGAACCGTAAGAAGCAATATCGCCAACCAGTCTTTGCGCGGCTTCGATTTCCTCCTGCTGGATAAATTCATCGGGTTCCACATACTCATTGATCCGGTCAAACACATCTCCCGGGTCGCCCGACAATTCGCTTTTAAGCTGCTCTCCGGAAAGCATGGCCTGCTTGACCATTTCAGCAATGCTTCTTGCTCGCTCATTGATTTGTTGTTCACGAATTTGCGGAGCATCCCCGATGATGCTGCTAATCCCGGACAATCCAGCAGCCCCGGAACCAATGGCACCACCAATCCCGGCACCCATCCATACCCCGTCGATGACTTGATCCCAATTAACTCTTCCGTCATCCATGAATCCCTGGATGGCCTCTTCTTTTCCTTCATCAAAGCCTTCCTCGATTATTTCAGGGAAACCATGCTTGGCGAATCCTTCGGCTGCTGAATCCCAAAACTCCGGTGACCGAACATAGTTAAGAAATTTGGCATCCACATCCGGGTTGTTTTTCGCCCATTTGGCAAATGCTGGCATATCCAAGTCGCCAGCCTTGCGCTTGAATTTATTCAGGACGGCCAGTTCACCAGTCGCTCCAAATGCGCCAACAATGGCCGATGAAGTCAACCCTTGTACTACTCCAACCCCAACCGCATGATCCAGCGCATCCGCGTGGGACATCCCTTTTTCAATGCCCTGCTTGTAGCTTCGACTCACGGCAATACCGAAACTTGCCGATCCCGCTTCACCCATTGCTGTCGCAAAACCAGACCTGGCTGCCCATTTCGAAACTTGTTTCTCAATCTGTTCTTCGGCGGCATCTTTGCCTATCTTCTTGGTCAGTTCGCTGCCTATCTTTTTCTTGAGTACTTTTTTCCCAACGGAACTTACCGCTGTGGCTGCACCCAATGAAAAAATCATGGAGGGGAGTTCTGAAAACACTTCTGAGACAAATTCGTTGGCCACTTGTGATACACCACCTCCGATTGCCCCTGACTGGACAAGTGCAGAAAATTCTTCACTTGTTTCGTTTGCTCCCGTTAACCACTCCTCTTTGCCTGTGATACCCCCGGCAACCCCTCTCAGGATCATTTCGAATTCGCCCACAGCACTGCCAGCAGCAGCGAGAACCCATTGGATGGCTTTCTCTGAAAGGTTCTGCTGATCCAGGTAGGCTTCAATCAATTCTGCCTCGCTCTCGTGCGGGTTATTCTGCTCGAATTTAAGGAAACCTGTCAACCCTATGGGAACATCTGTGTTGACGCCCCGTACGGAGATTTTGCGTAAAGCTTCTGCCACCTTGGGTGCTGAAATGTTTCGAGCGTGTTCAAATTCTGCCTTTGCTTGCTCTATCTTCTCAGGGTCATCAGTAAGCTTGGATAACTCGGCATCTAGGGCAGGGGTATCGAAAAGGTTTAACGATCCCACATTTAGTTGCAAATTTCCCGATTGCAGTTCCCGGACCTTCTGCCCCGGCAACCATCCGGAATGCCTTTCTTGCAAATCGCGAACGATGCGATCTTTCTGAGTTCTGGGGATGTTGTATTTCTCAGCTAGTTCTTCCGCGTGCTTGATCCGCAGTTCGTGCCGTTTACGGGCTTTTTCCTGCTCTTTCTCATCATCCCGGGGTTTAAAGTTATCAACCAGTGCTTTTGCCGTCCGCTTGACTTCCTCCTGCCAGTCTTTAGCTTCCTTTTGGTCGTAATTGCCTTCCGTTTCTCTAAATTTCTTGTAGAGATCCTTGGTGAAATCCTGCTGGTTGGAGATTGATTTTTGGAATCTTTCCCAATCTTTCTTGCTGGAAAGCTTACGCCGCTCATCCAGTTTTGATTGCTCGGCTTTGGTTTGCTTGTCAAACTTGGTTAGCTTTTCGTTTGCCTGCTTCTGTCTTGCCTTGAGCTCTTCCTGCTTCTGGAGTTGGAAATCGCGAATCATCGCGTTCTTTTTATCCAGGTCTGCCTGATCTGTGGCTTTGCCTAAAGAATCGGCAAATTCGGAGACTTCCTTTTTTGCTTCGGCCCCGAAAGCTTCCAACTCCTCGTTGACTGTTTTCAGCATAGCTTCCCGCTTGCTGTTCCGACCAAGGGCGAATTCGTTAATATTCTTCAGGTTCTCATCCTGCTGAATATACATTTCCCGCAAATCGTCAGCCAGGTTGCTGGATAAAGGATCTTTTCTCAGATTGGCAATCGCCTTGTCTCGTTGCTCCTCAACCTGATCAATTTTGAGTTGTTCTTTGGTCTTCGATCTACGCTCATTTTGCGCCTTGATCTCGCCTTTCTCCCGCTCGAGTCTCGCTTTGTTGCGCTCGATCTGGGCAGTTACTTTCTGCCGCTTCGCCGCCAGTTGTGCATTTTCAGCATCCAGTTGTGCCGCCGATCTGCGCTTGACAGCAGTTTCACGCTCCTCTTTTTCCAGTGCCGCCAACTCAGCCTCCGCAGCTTCGTTTACTGCTGCCTCCCGCTCTCGCAAGTCGGCCATCCTGGCGGCAGTTTCAGCCCTTCCCGCTTTCTCTATTTCCTTGCGGTCGGTTTCGGTTGTGGCGCCATCCCGGCGAGTACGGAAAATATCGTCCTCAATCTCCCAGGCTTCTCCCTTTAGTTTCTGGTAACTGGGCTTTAATTTACGATACGCTTCCAGCTTTTCCTTTAGTCGGATGACATCCGGGGTGTATTCCTCAGGAGTCCACTCGCCATAGCCTTCATCTTGCCATTCCGCTTCGGAGTTTTCGTGATCATCCTCATCGTAGACAACCCCAAACTCATTGTACCCGAGTCGTTCAAGTTTGGTCGCCACTTCATCCTTGCGTAGGCGCAACTCCTCCAACGACGCCTTGCTGGCTTCCTCGGCCTTTTTCCGCTGCTCTTCCTGGGCTTTTTCTGCCTCTAGTTTCTTCCATTCCTTGTCAGTATGTAACCACCTGGAGACTCCATCCACGTCCTTATAGGTTTCGCGCCCGATCTTCTTTGCCTTGCGCTCAAATTCAATGTTGTAGTGGTCTTTCTCGCGCTTCGCCTTTGCTTTGGCTTCATCTTCTGCAGCTTTGCGTTTGGCTTCCTCTGCCTTTGTTTTAGCCGCCTGTTTTGACGCCTGTTCGCGCTTCTTGTCTTCCTGCTGCTTGTACCATAGCGAATCATCTGCTGCGTCCTGGCGCTGTTCTCGCGCTATCTCATCCTGGTAACCGCTCCTGACAAATGAGTTTTGCAGGTCGGAATAGCGAAACGGCATCCCGGAGGCTGCTTTGCCGCTCGGTCTGGTCGTAGAGTTTCCGAACAGGGGTTTATGCCCCGTCGTGGATGCTGGTTGGATCGGCTCGGTATCAGGTTGAGATTGCTGATCAAATTTGTCGTCATTGATCAGTCGTTTCTTCGGCTTGTCGTCGTAGTCGTTGCCCATGGCTTGATTTCAGTGAATGGAAAATAGCGAAATACTCCGATCAAATTTTGACCGGAGTATTTCTGAGGGGAGTTATGTGGGGAAATTGGAAATGTTTAGTGCGGTGAAAGGTGGAGCTCCGTGTCAAATTTCGTCGTCAGAGATTATCAGTTTGGGATCCCTGATCAAAGTTCGTCGGTTCTTGGCTTTCTTCTTGGCCATCGCTTTCTTTTTGCGCTTCTTCAGCGGCATTGGCAGCGGCAGGCCGAGGCGGGAAAAATGCTTCGGCATGAACTCCGGGTCGTTATCCCGGAGAGTGACAGCGTTGGTTCCTGTGTGGTTATCCATAACTTACAGTTTTGCGAAAAGATCCCTCCGGGCGTTTACCTTCTTCTGTGATTTAGGCGCATCTTTCTGACGTGAATCCATGGTCGAATCCCACACGCTGGAGAAGCGGTTTTCTGCGGTCGCGTAGTCTTTCTTTTTCTGGGCTTTCGCCTTATCGCGTTCAGCGATCTTTTTATATTCAGCGTCAATCTTGGCTTGCGTGCCGGCACTTACTCCGGACCGCTTGGCTAATACCCCCTGGTTGCCTTTTTTACCTGTGTCGGCGTCTCCAGGAGTTTCCATGAAACCTTCCTTTTTACCTGGCGGCAGGTCTTCGGGCTTTTCTTTCCCGGGTTGCGGTTTAGCGGCCTGACCGGCTGCTGGTAAACCCAGCCTGCCATTGTTGTCCTGCATCTCGCGATTGGATCGCACATCCAGCATGTTGGCTCGATTCTCGTATTTCTTGCGAACCGAGTCATGCAGGTTTGCGTACATGCTCCGGGCCTTCTCCTCTGCCTGTCCCTGGTTCAACCCTTTAAATGGGCCTTCCCGGTAGATGAATCCAGGCTTCTTACTGCCGCCTTTCATCCGCGGGGTTCCGCTCAACGCCAATCCACGGGAAAGGAACGCCTCAAACCCGCCCGCACGGCGGTTTTGGGATGGTGGAATCAGCGGTTTTGCTGCCGCTGGCTTATCTGCCGCTGGCTTATCTGCCGCTGGCTTATCTGCAACGGCGGCTTGCTGACCCTGGCCTGTCGGCGCGTTCTGGCTCATAGGCTTCGGGGCTTGCGGCGATCTGCCAGACGACATGATCGAAAAGCTGGTGCCGCCTTTGGGTTCTGAAATGCCCGATGCGGCCATTTCCTCAGGAGTCATTTTCTTTTTAGGGAGTTGATACATAGTGGATGGGAGTAAAATCTAACTTGCCGGGGCCAGTGATCCGCCGTTTTCCAGGGTTTCGCGGATATGAGCCATCAACGCGTCTGCCTGTCGGCGACCCATAGCACTCATCGATGCAATCTTCGCCCGGAGCTCCTGGATACGTGCTACACGGTTCTGCTGTTCGCTCCGATTGCGTTCCAGGGCTTCCTGATCCCGCATGATGGCGTGGACCTGCTCCTGATTCTCGAGACGGGCAATCCGCTCTTGGTTGATTCGGATTTCCCAGGCCATCTTCCGCTTATTGAACTTCGGCGGACCTTTGATAAACTTACTCCGAGTGGAGTAAGAATCAGTGTGGCGGATATGGAGCTTCTTCGCCTTTCGGCGGGCTTTATGACGGGCGCGGTATTGTTGGCTTTTCGACATACAACCGCTTTTTAGAGCGAGTTAGCCGAATAATCAAAACCGTGGCAACAGGTGGTTCAATATGAGAGAGTTAAATATTGCCCCCTTTGATTTTTGAAAGCAATAATGGAGGATTTGATATACCTACCTACCTATCATGATGGCTTGATCTATGCCTATGCCGCTAGTTTGAAAACAATTTCACTTCCTCGCCGTTGAAGATGTAAATTCCCTTCTCCGGCATCACTTTCTCATTAATTCGCGAATCCTTCGGTTGCTCTATGCCCGCACCTTGCGTAACACTTTCGGACGTTCTCCCACGCTTCCCTGTCGCAATCCATACCCAGAGGGCGGAAACTGGAATCTCCTCTTTCTCTCTGATCGTCATCATGATTGAATGCTGCCTCCAATTCCTTTTCGATCAATGCTTGTGTGTTGGGGTTTATTTGATCCCAGTTTTCTGCCAGGGTTTCAGCGAACAGGATGGTCGAACCCGTCATGCGTCCAAGATAGTAGCGGAACGAACAAAAGATCAGGTCATTGATATCCCAGCACTTCTTCTGAGGATTATCGTGTGATCTCAGGATGGCTATTGCCTCATTCTCTGATAAACCATTCTGATCGAGGTAAACTCTTAGCAAATCAGCGAACTCGACTTGTTGGTACCGCTTGAGTCTGGCTCGGTCGGGTTGCGTGTCTAGCCAACTGGCTGAAACAGCGTAGCACCAGGCCAACGTGGTTGTAAGTTCTGATTGATCGAGTGCTGATACCCTCTTTGATTCCTCGGTAAGAAGATCGATCGCTGACTTTGACTTGCTCATTATTCTTCAACCATGCTCACCTGGACTTCAACAGTGGGATCTTCTCCGTTAGTAACGACGGTGAAACTGGAAAACCCTGTTGGTTGGTCTCCGTCCTGTGCGTCTCCCATCGCTCCTGTATTGGCATGAGTTACGGTAACGACGGATCCTGAAGCACTGGCTGAATAATCTGCATCCCCATTAATCGCTGCGGCAATGGTGGTTGCCAGGGTGTCATCATCCATTGTATCAGTCACTGTGGTTATCTCTACGCTTCTGGTTAATGCTGCAGACCCTGATGGTTCTGCGGTCCCCGTGTCGCCAACGTCAATCCAAAACCCCACTGTTCCTGCATCATCACTGAGTTGGATGTAGGTGCCATCCAGAACGCCCTGATCAGCCCCGTTTGTCGTGACGGTAAAGTCGGTAAATCCTGTTGTTTGAGCTCCGTCTTCCCCGTCCGCTACATCTCCCTCGGTGGCGTGGGTTACGGTAACGACTGATCCGGAAACCGTAGCAGAAAATTTACTATCAGCATTAATCGCTGTGGCCATCTTGGCTGCTACAACTAAAGCCGTGTCGTCAGTGGCAATTGTTGTTACCTCAACACTTCTGGTCAGTGCCGCAGATCCTGCCGGTTCACTGGTTCCCGAGTCATCGGTATCAATCCAGAACCCTACGGTACCGGACTCGTCACTGAGTTGGATATACTTACCATCCAGAGAATCTGAAACATCCGCAACAGCCGTGAACGTTTCGACCTGGGCGACCGCTCCGGTCCCCGTCACATCGAATGACTCGACCTGGGCAACGACATAACTTTTAAGATGTAACGCGTTGCCGTTTAACCGCATGATAAATGACTCGCCAGGGTTGATCCGGAGCGGGTAGTTGGTTCCGTCATCGCCGGCCCTGACGTAATTGGTTGCATCCAGGTTTTTGATCCGGGCAACTCCAATAGTTGCAAGATCTCCCTTATCAACTGATATGCCAGAAGAGGTGGCGGATGCGATGGTTTCCAGGTACAGATCGCCAGAGACATCGATTTTTTGCTGCTCGGCAGTCCGTTTGAGACTGGCGCCGCCTTTATCAAATTCGAATGATGTGAGTAGGTTTATTTCGTCGGCCATGTTATTTGGGGGTTGGTGGTTTTAATAGGGGGTATTTATAACACCTTTATTTACAAAACTTAAGTAATTATTTCACCTGGTAAAAGAAAACTCCCTCCCGGGAATCAAGATTGATTTCGCCGATGAACACCATGTTTTGAAGCAGGGTGATCCACCATTCCAGGGATCGTTTGCGGTTTCGATAGAACTTGTTGAACTCAGTGGCGGTTTTCTCTCTGTGGAAATATTGCTTTAATTCTGCTACCTCTTCCGAGAAGGCCTTGATTTCCTTGCGGATCTCCTTCTTGCGTCGGGATATGCTTAGCTCTGCTGTTGAGTTCTTCATGATTGTGGTGGTTTTTGTCTTGACTGGGTGGGTTGCGGTTCTGTTAAAATGATGTTGGAGCGCGAGGTCGCCGAGGGCTCCCCGGCTCAACTAATTACTGTTCTCCTGAGATAACTGCTCCTTAAGTTCCATCAGTTCATCAATGATTTCATCCTGGCGCCAAGGGTCAATTTTTTCCCATTCCATTTTCGTGTCCAAGTCCTCTCTACCACAGGAATCCACGCGCATCATGCAGTTCAGAATCTCTGCCGCCACCTGCGGCACTATCGCGTTTCCGAGTCCTCTAAGTCGGTCCAATGCTCGGGGTACCCCATCAAAATCTCGACAGAAACAGGATCCCATTTCAATTTGGCGTATTCCGTTCCCCTCAATTTGTTTTGGCTCCCACCTGCTTCCTGGACTGTTCCGTTCCATTTTTCGCTTCCCGCGCACGGCGTGGGCAAGAATCCAGACTCTATCTCTCCGATGTTGCGCCCCGATGGCACAAGCCGGAATAATGATTGCCTGCGCGGAGTAGCCAATCCCCTCCAAGTCAGAAAGCACTTCATCGAGGCCCATCGTGATGTGACCAGCAACATTTTCACACAATGCCCAACGGGGTCGGAGGTGTCCAAGAATTCGCAATAGTTCCGGCCAGAGGTGACGGTCATCTTCCGCGCCTCTTCGCTTCCCGGCGCTACTGAAAGGTTGGCAAGGGTATCCTCCGGTAATAAGCTCAATTGTTCCATAGTTATCAGGGTCTAAAGTTTTTACGTTGTCGTGGATTGGTACGCCGGGGAAGTTCTTCGCCAGCACCTTTTGCGCCCATGGGTCTACCTCGCAGAACCCCACGGTTTCGATTCCTCCGACCATGCGAGCTGCCAGGGCGAAACCACCGATACCGGAGAACAGGTCGAGATGCCGCAAAGGAGAACAAGACGCAGCAGGTAATGCTTCATCCCGTTGGTCTGTTCGCATACCTGTGCTCATACGTTCTGCTAGTAAATCCCCATCATCATCTCATCCTCTCCTCCAGCACTTTCCACGAAGGAAATAGGGGCATTAGGATTCCACTTTTCCGCTTTCTCTTGCTCTGATCCATCCGTCTTCCCAGACGTTGGCGATGATATTTTCGGCGTCTCCTTCTCCGAGTCCGTATTCGAGGAGGATGTTTCTGATTCTGTGGTAGTATTCATTGTCTGTAAATCCGAGCCAGTCGCGACCCCAAGGGGATCCTGTGCAATCTGTTCCCGAGAAGTCTATCTTGATATTGATGTCCACAACCCCGTCAGCAGAACAAGACGCATCAGCCAATGACTGTTCTTTAGGTTTTTTATCGTCTGATTCCGTTGGTTTATCGTTTTGATCACTCATCGTTTTTTGTGGTTGCGCCGTCATGGCTGTGCTTCAGCGTTCTCTCTTTAAAATAACTCCGGTTGAGGTGGGGCGTGGTGCTCGGCTTTCGGCTCCGAGAAGTCGAGGACTTCCTGAAGCATCCTTTGGGCTGCTATCTCGCAGTATTTCTCCTGCATCTCGACCCCCACGCATTTAACCCCGGCATCTTTACAGGCTCTTAACGTGGTCCCTGATCCCATCCACGGATCGAGAGCAGTTTTTACATCTCCCGCCTGTTGGAGTGCCCACACCATTACGTCCAGAGGTTTCTGGGTTGGATGGTCCCGCTTTTCCGATCCTTTTCGAGCCATTCCATTCCACAGATGTTTTTTTATTCGCATCGCTCCATTGAGATTGTTCCACGCCATCTCACCATCAGCGAAGTTTCCATTCATTTCCTTATCCCAGACTAGCGGCCCTTTGCACGGCGGCAGATCGTAGTAATTCCCCCCGAATATGATTTGTTTTTCGCAGATATTCCGCGCCAGTTCCATTACCCATCTTGGGACTGGTTCTTTATCCCAGTCGGTCAGTTCGTAGGTTCGCTTCGCAACTCTCCGATGTCCGCTCCCTACTATATTCCCGCTTGCTTTGTGCATCGCTTTATCGGCTCCGATACCATAAGGTGGATCACACAGAAGCAGATCAAACCTCCCTAGATGCGGCATTATCTTCCCACAGTCGCCGTGATAGATCGTCACATAATCGTCCTGGTAGTAGGGACTGTACAGTGTACAGTCATCCGCTGTACACTGTACAGTCGGCTCGTCTGGAGAGAACAAGACGGTGGAGCCAATGCTATCCTCTATGTCGTTTTTCGTGGTTTTCATCGTCGTTCGTTCGGATCGCATGGCTCACCTTTAGCGTTCTAATTCAGTGCCTCTGGGTAACAAATATACTCGCCCAGCTTCTCCATACGATACTCCCAAATACCGCCTTCCACCCGCTTCTTATGGACATCGTAGCGACTGCCTAAGACCTTGTGGACCTTATCCTTGCGGAGATCTCGCAACCTGGCTGATATACCAGCCGCGGACTCTGGCGGATAGCCTGCTTCCTGGGCGATGTCCCCTAAGGTGCGCCACTTGCCATCGGTCATCACCTCGTAAACGGCGGTCAGTTGTTTGCCTAGTCGTTTCGTGTCCTCCGCTTCGATATTCGGACCATCAAAATTGAACTCATCTTGCTCTATCATCTCTCTCTCTTGTCTTTTTAGGTTGTAGATACGGTTTTCCCACTTTTCGGCCCGCTTGGAATCGCCCTTCTCCAGGGCGTTTTCCATGTAGATACCGGCCTTGCAAATTCTCTCGTCGATATCGGTCATCTTTTAAAACTGGATAGTTTTTTGTCGCAGTATATCTCTTTGTCATATTCTACATCGGGATCAAACCTCCATCCAGATCCGTGTGGTCTTTCGACGCTCCCTCTAACTACCCTTCCTGTTGCAAATTCAACGCATTGATACCACTGCATTTCATCTGCTTGCTGCCAAGTAGCGACGATTTCTTCAACGGATTCGAACGAGCCTACATAATCAGACCATCCACCACCTGCATAGTAGCATTGTGGAGATCCAAACATTAGGTACGGTTTAGTTGTATTAGCTCTGAGAATGGCTACAGCTTGGCTTTCCGTTATGCCTATCTCGTCAATTGCTTGTGCTAGTATATCCATCACTTCACCCCAATCGCCTTTTTGATTTCTTCAGTCGATCCATCTCCTTCCAGCATCTCGATCACTTCGGAAAAAGGTTTGAAATGCGGGTTGCTCGATTTGCTCTCTTCCGCTCGCGACTGATTTGACAGTCCTTTATTCCGAAAAATCCGGTCGTAGTTGGCGCGAAACTGATCGCCGTTCACGGGTCGTGGTTTATCTCCTTTGCCTGCACTCATCTTAATCTCATCTCATCTTGCACGGAAGCCCGAGGCAGGATTAACCAAGGTAAAAAACACTCTGCCCCGGGTTTCGTGATCTTGGCGGCAGTCTTTTTGGAACGCCGCCCCAACAGGGCATTGTATGGAAAAATTGATTGTTTTCAAATGTTAATTTGCTCATTTTCGGCCCTCTTCAGCAACCCGGACTGCGTTGCGGACCAGGCTGGTGAATATTGACAACTGGGTCTTGGGGGGTGCGCTCCTGTGTCCCCGTTCCCGTGCCATGTGGAAATAGCCGCAGAATTCGCATTTGTAGACAATCAGCGGGGTTCCGGATTTCTTCTCTGATTGCGCTTTAGCGGTCAGTGCGAGTTTGCGCCTTTTGTAAGCGTGCTTGCCGCATTTTCGGGGTAGTTTGGCGACCTTTTCGTGTGCTCTGCGTTGCCTAGGTTTCTGTGTTCTTTTGCTCATCTTTTTCGCTCAATACGTTGGTTTCAAAAGCCCCGCTCATATTGGTGTGGTTGTAGGTCTGGTTCGTTATATCCAAACCGCTATGCCCTAGTTTGTAACTGATCTCCTCCAGCGTCATGCCTTTCTGATAGGCGTGCGTGGCGACCGAGTGACGCAACATGTGCGGTGTGCATTTCGGCAACTGGTGTGCCTTGCAAAGTTTGTTCAGAAAATCATTTACCCAGTGCCGGGAGTAGCCCACCCATTGCCCATGTACCTTGTGCGAGAAGATCGGTTCAGTCTCATCGTCGCGGCCTTTGTCCTGGATGTGCTTTTCGATCCTGACAGCGATCCTGTACGGGATCTCCACTCTGCGTGTCTTCTTGCCCTTGGTGTTCTCTGATCGAAAAATGAAATAATGCTGCCCTGTGGCACCGTCTCTGCGGAAGTCCTGCGCCTGGAGTGATATGAATTCCGTTACCCTGGCACCAACTGAGTAGAGCGTGTAGAACGCCAACCATCGGATCTGATCGGCTGTTCCTGCCGTGCCTTTGTCCTTGCGTTCTTCGAGCACGTCCAGCCATCGCTCCACCTCCGGTTCACTCAGAACCTTGTCTTCGATGATTCTATCGGGCCGCTGCAGTTCGATTTCAACTCCGACGTTATACTGTAGATAACCCAGTCTTTGCGCGTATGACATCAGGGATTTAATCGGATCAATGCGAGTGCGGATCGATGCGGGTTTGAGCGTCTGTCCGTTGGGTAACGTTTCCGCTTTGACCTGATCGACGTATTCAGTCATGTCTGCCAGGGTGACGGTTCGTAATGGTTTTTCCCAGCCGATAAAATCTCGGAACTTGCGGATATTGAGCGCGTAAGTCTCCTGCGTGTTCTCCGATGGACGGGAGCGGATAAACATTTCGATTAGGTGATCGTCGTCCCGAGCTCCGGACATATCCGGTTTCGGCTGGTGCGGGTGGTCGATCGGGGTGCCGACTGCATACTGCTTCCGCTCTGCGATGTCGCCAGGTTCGGGGTCCAGGATTTCGAATTCTTCAGGCATTTTAAACTCTCTGCAATTCACCGGATAAAACATCGTGTTCAATACACGGATCAATAATTTCCCAGCCCAGTTCTCTTAAATCGTCCTGGACATCACACATTTCCGACCACGCTTCTTTTGGGTCTAGCTCGTAAGCATAGTCATATCGGAACCAGGGGCGACCACCTGATTCCCCGATCGTCACGTTGGAGCGAACGCTGATCAGTTCGGATAGGGATTTCGGAGGGGGTTTCAGATCGCACATATTAAGAGCCTTGGAAATATTCTCGCCAATCTCTGCCAACTCCTTGGCGCGATCCTGATTGCCTTCTCTTGCCTCTTTATGACACCTGTGGACGATTTCGCGCAACAATTGCCCTACAGTTATCTCACTTAACAAATCTTCTTTATTCATCTTTTCCTCTCAGTTGCCCGATCACTGCCGCTTCTTGACTGCGGATGTAGGCATTGAAAACCTCGCCTCGCGAAACCTTCTTTTCCTCCACGTATTGAGCAAGGATCGGGTTGAGCTCTAACAACCGGTTAATGATAGTATACGCAGGGCAGTAGTGGCCGGAATTGGGGATTTCCTCACCACAATCATCGCAGTCGCAGCGTTGCGATAGCGAAATCATTGTGCCGTCGTCGTCCCAAAAAACCAATTGCGCTGACTCTTCCTTTTCTTCACTCATCTAACTTTGTTGCTCTCACATAGGTAGGAGCTACCCATTTGATGATTTTTTCTTTCCTTCCCTTCCCTGTTCTGAAGGTATGGAAATGGCCAATTCGGTAATGAGCCTTTCGGAAATCAACCGTTCCTCCACCTTCCCTTTCTCTGGTTTTGTAGTCCTTGGATGTGATCCTTGTGACCGAAAGCCCAGGGGATTCCCTTAGGCGCTTTCTTATAGGACTCATTTTTCTTGATCTTTCATGGATCTGCTTCTTTTCCATATCAAGATTCGATGTGAGTAGGCACATGATTGTAGCTTTAATTATTCGCAGTGGCTCGCAATTGTTGGTGAAATCAAAATTCTTACTAACCTCGGCAGTATATACCCCCCTGTAGTCTTTCTTGGTCTTAACCCATGAGACTAATCTTATATATTCTTGATCATAAACAAAGCAAACCCCATGCAGGAACACCTTATCATCTTTTTCAACAACTCCCTGCTGGACCCAGCACGGATCTTCCGACTCCATTTTGACATTTATTGCAATGGGGATGTTTATTTGGAGATCGTAGGTTTTAAGATCTTCACGTGAAAAATATGATGTTTGTTGATAGATGTCCTTGAACAATTCGCGGTCCACATCAACAACTTTCCTCGTCGCTAAATAAGCCCCAGCCATATAACATGCCCTCGCATCATCTTTGCTTTGTTTATACGCGCCTTCGTAAGTCTCGCTTGCTGTCGCTATTTCCTCCTCAGTCATGTCTGGAAGGACTGGGCTAAAACTACGAAACCCGAATTTAATCAGTTCGCTAGCCTCATTAGATCTGCTTGCTTGACTCGCGTACTCGTTTATCACTGAATCGACCATCATATCTGCGAAGCCTTTCTATATCTTCTTTCTCATCTTTGTTAATGTTCTCTAATCTTATATACACCCATAATTACCAAACTCAACATAAGTCGGGTTTTGTTAAGTTTTTTCATGGTAATCCATCACTTCCTACCCAACCCATCGCTACCGGATCGGTTTCCTGCCAAAACTCCCCGATGTAATCAACCATTTCCAGTATGTCCTCTCTCGGTTTATCCTGACGGATCATTCGCAACAGTTCCATCGTGGCATCCTCGAAACTCGGTTGAGTCTCTTCCAGGTATTCAACTAAGCTCATGTCTTCAAATCTCGTTATTGCGCGGTATCTCCAAGCCTTTTTTGCGAAAGAACGCTTCCACCTTTGCTTCGTTCGATGCGATCCGCAGATCCGTTTCTATATCTCCACCCTGCATAGCTTTCTCCTGATTCTCCCGGTTGATCTGCTTTGCTGCTTCCAGGATGGCTGAAATATTCTTTTTTTCTTCTTCGGTCATAATTCAACGTTTAATTTTCTAACGCTTTTCGGTCGAGCAGGTCGTGCATCTCTTGCTTCATTTCCACTTCGCTAACCATCGTCCAACCCTTCCAGCTACCTCTGGAGTCTTTTTGGTGCAGTGAACAAAGCCCGTTAGAAGCTCGGCACCGACCCGTTTTCTCGGGATGTGTCCAAACCATATCTTCGGGCTGGAAAAGGTGTTCGTGAGTCCTGACGAATTCGCTGATGTTTACAACTTTATAAACCACGTTTTCGGGCGACCTTAGATAGCACCGCTTCGACCTCTTGTTTTGTGGCCCCTTTGCTACTACGGGAGCCACCTGTGGTCTACCTCTCATTTTTTCCGCCCCTCGTTCGTATGATTCGTCATCGCGGAACTTGTTTCCCTTCATGAACTGCGAATGAGCTTCGTTCTGCTCTTTTGAGTGCTTCCGCCCCCTATGTGCTTCGCTGATCTTTTTAGCTTTTATAGCCGCTCCTTCGGGAGTTATTTTCCACCGTCCTTCCGCATGTGCTAGTTTGACAGACTTGCTCATCTTGTCGCGCATCTCCTGGGGTTTTTCCTTCCCTTTCCACGGCTGATAATGACCTTTGCAATATCTCGCTGTCTTAGCGATCGATTTTATGCGCTCGCCACAACCACAAGCGCATAAAGGTTTTTCTTTTTTTCGCGCCCTTTGCCGATAGGCAGCAGCGTTGCATTTTGTTGAGCAGTATTTCTGCGCTTTGTATGGAACGAAAGGAGTTCCGCAAATTAAACATTCTTTTTTGCTTTCCATATTCTCTTTAACTTTTCTATAGTTCAACACAAGTCTGCTTTTGTTAAGTTATTCGCCTGGTTTCCCGTGCGAGTCTGCCTCTGCCATACAGAACAGTCCGCATTGAATATTCGGGTCAGACCCTTTAGGTTCTCCCTCTTCTATTTCGTCCAGGAAGATTGATGCTCGATCTCCATTCTTGGTGACTCGGTTAATTGTTATATTGAGCTCCCTTTCCAGTTTGGCCGTTCGCTCGAATTGCTCCGGAAAGTGTTTACGAACTCGCTTCCAGTAATCTATAGAATCGCGGGCCTTAACGCACCCGATGCAGTTATTATTGCGGAACCCCAGTTTATACATCTCTGGCAGTTCGATCCCCACCCGATCCAGCATCCCGAAGCAATCTTCTTTGGTTAGGCACCGATCAATCAAAGGGCACTCGATAATCCTTTCGTTGTTGTCTCGTTGCCATCTTTTCAGTCGCCGGGATTCATCGGCTGTATAGCCAAAGATTTCCGTGTCCCCTAACTGCCAGACCTTATCACCTGGTTTTTTCTTCAGTTCCCCGGTGCATGGTGCGCCGTGATGGGATACCAGAAATTTGCGTGCTTCAAATACTTCATAAATATTGTCGAACTTTTCGCTTTTCAGGATTCTGACCGGCTGGCCAAACCACTTCTCACAATCAACAATAAACCGCTTGTTGTCTGGATGTTCGCTGCCAGTGTCGCAATACACCACCTCCACCTTGCTATACTTCTCAATAGCGATTTTCGTGGCTACAGCAGAAGCTGCTCCGCAACTAAAATGGGAGACTACACGTCCTGATGGTTTTACTTGTTGGTTCATTTAGATAGCTTTTAGAATCGCTTTCCCTCCAATCACCCCTAGAGCTATTGCAGCAATATGACTTAGTGGCTCAGATAACGGCAATGCCCAGATTATTAGTGCGCCGATCACGATATTAATTAGGGCATTGGATAATTTGTTGCTCATAAAAAATTTAACAAAATTACTTGTGTTGAGTATCGCTATCACTCAACGCTTCTAAAGCATCGTTAAGAACTTCAGTTAGATTGACGTTGTTTAGCCTCGCCCATTTCTTGAGATGGGGGTCAATCTTCACCTGAGTCCTCTTCCAGCCTTCTCGGCCTTTGGATGCGTTCGCTCGCCCTGTCATTCCGTGAGGTTTTCTTTTTGGCATACCTATAAATACTGCATTTCTATCATACATACAAATGAATTGTTGACTTTTGTTCTTTTGGGTGTATAATTGGATTGTATGAATAACTCTAGTTCGTCTAAAGTTAGGCTTGTGCTTCGGGTTGATGAGGGAACTCAACAGACCGAACGGAAGCAGAGTGGTTGGAAGTGGGGAGATCCTGCTCCTGCCTTTCCTGGCGTTGTGACTGATCGTATGAAAGAAATCTACCCTCATGCGGTAGCTGGACTTGAATGCGATTGCCTTAGCAACAGTTGGGATTGTGCCTTGATTGTCACCCTCGCCGAGGGTGACAATGGGCGTTGGTTTATTGGTGGTGATGCCGTTGATTTGAAAGACGGAATTGCTTACGATGCGTGGTATGATTTCGACGAGTTTCTCACGGAAGAGGAACTTGACGAAGGATTCCCCTCGAAAGAGGCAGCGATAGCCAAAGCAAAGGATGCATGGGATTCCTCTTTTGACTAAAATCATATCAACCCAAGCCCGGGCGGAAGCGTCCGGGTTTTTGGGGTACCTAGTTATGGATAAAAACGAATACGATAAAATTGTCATGATCACTTACAACAACCTTGCAATGGGCAACCTCATTCCGACGTTATCATTTTGCGAGAAATGGGTGGCTCGGCAGTTCAATCTTAAAGTCGGCGGAAAGGCTATGGAAGTAGCTTATGATGCACTCACTAAATTCGGAGTTACTCCTTAACCTTAACCAACTCAAAAGCCCCGGTGTTCGCGCACTGGGGCTTTTTTGTGCTTGAGTTGATGCCATGCATTCCACGCATAACTCGCCTGACTCCGCTGTGTAAATCAGTCTACGACTGCACTCAAGACAGTATCTTTCTTTACTCATAATCTCCGTACACTTCGCAGGATTCCGAACACGATCCATCAGGAACATCAAGCACATCATCAAAGTCTATTTCTTTATCAGAGTATGGTTCAAATTCTGTGCTTTTAGCTTCCTGGATCAGTTCATTGGTAGTTATATCTCCGCGGAAAAATCGCCGTACTCCTGTCTTGCCCGCGGCAGCCTTCACTTGCGAATATTTTTCGTCCATCTTTTTTGGGAAAGTGAAAATTGATTCGTCCTCAAGTACTAACGTCATCAACTTGCGCTTACTCTTCTTCCAGCACCACTGGCAGTTTCCCCAGTGATCGCCAGGGAGTTGTAAATCAAACGGCCAGGATAGGCATTCCTTTTTTACCATCTCCATAGTTACTCGCATGTAAGCAAGGGGATAAACAAACCTGTTCTTTTCTGCGTTGATGCTTAGTCGGTCCCATTCGTCGGAGCGGATGCCGATCGCTGTATCATAGTTGAGTTTTGCGCCCCTCACCCAGTCGTGAATCTTCAAGTAACTCTCCATCACTTCCGTTTTGAGCCTAGACGTACATTGCGGCAGTTCCCTATTCGGAATTCCATACTTTCGGATATAGTCCTCAAACGGTCGGCCATCTCTGGAAGCGGTTTCGTAATCTACGATCCTGTGCCTAATACCCACTCCCTCCGCTCCTACCTCGGCCTCCAACCACACTGTCTCGAAATCAAAGTGGTCATCGCACTGCTTGATGAAGTCCAACGTCCTCGGGTCTTCGCAACCTGTATTAGCAAAGGTGACAATAATATTCTGGTAGCGGTCGCGGAGGTGCTCGAAGATAAACTTGGTCATCACCGCAGACGTGCGGCCCCCGGAAAATGATATAGACAAATTGTCCGAATACTGAGGAACATCCCCCAAAGTGGGGGCCATAAAATTGAACTCGCGTTGGGTCATTTTATAAGTCTACAAAATTGGACTTATGTTGAGTTTTTTGGAGGATGTATTTTGCTTCCTCCGAAAGTGGTGGGGTTTGTCCATTCTAAATGATCGTCAACTTCCGGGGTGAACGCCAGGTAAGTCGCCACACCTCCTTCCGTTGCCCGGTCAGTTTTGATTTGCACTTTCCATAGTTGCTTCTCGATCTCCACAAACCTTAATCGATTGACAGAATCCATCTCTCGCACGGTTGGTTTTTCTAAAACATGAATAAAGCGCTTCCCTGATGATAATGAAATAACATGGAAGCCGGTTTTCTCGCTCCTGGTGAACGCAGCCGTCAGGATCAACTCGTCATCGCGCCTGGTTTGATCTTCGGTCATCCTCGGTGTTACTTTTGCTTTTAAACTCTCCACACCACCAACCTTTTTGTACTTCGGGAAAATCGTCATCTCGATGCCCTTCGACAATGCCTCCACTCTCCCCTATTGGAGAAACAGAAATGCTTGGCGGGAATCGGCGGCACTCGAAAGCAAGGTAGCCACCTGCATCCCAGTTAAAGCTGAATTCACAATTCTCGCAGGACTTTAATCTCGTTTCACTCATCTTTCTTGAATGTCAGAGATATTGAGAGACTGTCAAGTTAATGAACCTTGACCTCCTATCCACCTACCTGGAAGAACAGCAGATTTCCGAATCCGAAGCGATTGGAATCTTGCGGGCCAACCTGGATTCATTTCGGGAGGCGACCGGCAGGAATATGAAGCGACTAGGTTGGTTCAGAATACCATTCATGGATGAGGCTGACTTTTTCCCTGCCGTTATTGCTCATTTGAGCATCCATAACAGGAAATTGACTGAAGGAGGGCATATGGTTGAATACCTGGCTGAACACCCGTCATTTGATCCAGTTGCAAAAGACGCGACTGTCCCACAATACAGGTTGCAGATCGACCGTGTGCCAAACGGCGAGACTGACTGCCTCTTCGTGCGGATCTAAAGTCGCCTTCACAGCGCGTTGCGCGGCGAATAAGAAGGTGGTCGATACTCGCTGGACCGATTTTCTTTCAACCATTTAAGCAACCCCTTCCGTGATTTTGGCTCAACCGCTGGTTCAGGCCTGGGTGTCGCCCGGGTTGTCGGTCTTGGACTCGCCTTGGGCTTTGGTTTCCTGGCGATCGGTTTCTCGATGGCTGGTTTGAATTCCTCAATCTCTTCCTCTGCTGGCAAGAGTTTGTGCATCTCCCAATCCCTGCTATCAACCGGCACAATGATCGGTGGTATTGTTATGGCTTCGGGAACCGGCTTTTCGATTGGCGGGAGCTCCGGGGTAAACCCTGCAGCGGTGACGATCCTGAGTTGTCGATCTTCCTCGCTTGCATCTGCGGGCGTTTCGACTGGATCAGGGTCAGTCCAGATGCGACTCCAGTTTTCATAAGTGTAAATGAGTAAAATCAGGGTCAAAAAAGTAATGATCGTGACGAAGTGTTTTTTCATGATAGGGGGATGGGGTAAGATTAATTCCATTGTCCGCCTCGCTTGTCCTGCTGGTTCAGATCCTGCTCCAGTAACTGCAAGTCGCGGGGCAGTTCTTTCTTGATTACCTGGGCTACATACGGTGTTGCAAGACCGATAAAAGTGATCCCGATGGCTAACGCCATTACGTCGTCATCGTGTTTCCCGGGAGCGGCTTCGGCTTTGCCGGATGGATGCACTATAAAATCTTCCAATTCCTGCACCAGTGGCCGGTCCAGGATTTCGAGTCCATCCATCGGGGTGTTGTATTCGCGGATCGCAGTCGCCAGCATTTCGATCATGCGGTTGCGGCTTCCGGTGCCAGCCTGCCCCCCGGTGGTCTGGATGCCATACATTCCGGTGGACTTCTCTTTTCTTGCGTTGCCTTTGCGATCGGTGGTCATCTGCTCGTAAACGTCTGCCCCTTTTTTGAGCAGTCCCGCGATCAGTCCCCGCTCCTGGTTGGCTTCCGGAATGATCTTGCAGTTGCCGTAAAACTGGCTCATGCGCCAGATATCTTCGGTCAACAAATCGATGTCCAGCCTGCACTTGTAAGCGAGTCGGCACACCACCTTGGGCGGTTTCCACGCATGGGTAAATTCATCCATGTAACCCGAGCGGATCACCAGGGCTGAATGACAATCCATGTCATCCGGGTTGGTGTAGCGGGCAGTCATCGTATCAACTGCGATCAGATATCGGAGCGGCGCCACTGGTTGCTCATAGAGAACAAACTTGGCATATGACTCCTCGGTAGGAATGAATGCATAGCGGTTGTTTTGCCCTTCCAGGAGTCCAAATTCAGGATGCGCCAAAACGGATTGCTGGCGAAAGTGAGCCAGACCAACCGAGTTAAACCGCTGGTTGGATGTGCTGTGGAACGCCTCTTCCTCGGTTGCAGGAAACTCCCGCTTCATGGTGGCGGGTTCCTTCTTTGCGATTTGATGAAACGCACTGCGATACCAACGGATCTGGCTGGATTCGAGGTTGAACCGCTGCACCATGTCGCGCTCATCCGCGGTATAGGTTGTTTCAATGTGACGTTCCTGCTCGGGGATCGGGTGCAACTCCCTGTGCTGGTCGTGGACATACCAGGGAGAAAAGATCTTGATAAACCCACTGTCTGCCCACTCGCCCGCCTTGGCTTCCTCCAAACTGACGGCTGATTGGTAGTATTCGTAAAACGGACCAGTCGGGCCTCGAGCCGTTGACTCGAGCACAACGCAAGTTTCGGGCAGCATCGGGACGCATGACAGAATCCCGGCCAGCACCTGGTCAGCATCGCATACCCCACCCTCTCTCCAGCGTGCAGCTTCCGTGCAAAGCACGAAATGGAAGGCGTTGCCTCGTCCCGCTTCCGGATCGCCAGCCGTTTCATGCAAGCACCTGGAACCGTTAGAGAATACCGCTTTCTCGGCCTGAACATCCTTGCTGATTCCCCAGTTCATTAGGTCGGTGGATGCGTACCGTTTAAAATATTCCCAGAGTGACTTTACCTGGTCATCCTGCCCGCCAATCACGCAACCCTCAATTGAGCGAGTCAGCATAAACCAGTACAGAGCGGCAACAATAATGGTGGATAACCCGACCTGCCGGGGTTTCAAGATAACCAGTCGTATTGGCCGATTGTTAGTCAAACACCAACCGATCGCATCGCAGATTTCCTGCTGCATCGGGTTGAGGATCGGCTGGACAATCTTACCCCGCTTGTCTTTAATCCGGGCATACGCCGAAAACCAGTTAGCGAAGCCATCACGCGGATCCGACACCATTACGCGTTCTACCGCTGCCGGATCAAGGATTGCTTTCTGGGTCATTTAAAGGACTGTCAAATCAGTTGAGTTTCAGGGCGGCGAAGCTGGTATCCTGGCCTTCGTATCCCTCAAACCATTCGGCCAGGTCGCCTTCCATGGACGGGCTGGGTAACGTGTAATTCTGGAGTTTGAAAAGATGTTTGAAAGGTTTCCCCGGCATTGGTTCGCGGTGATGAAATTCAACGATCTGCCCGTCTTCTTCCTCATCGAAAAACCGGCGAATAATATCCCGAATCTCCAGGGGTGTCGGTTCCCGCTCCTCAATCGTCGTAGTGCCATGCTTACGAACCTTTTCCATGGCCATGACTGCCAAATGATCCCAACCCATATGGAGTTCGCTGGCCCAAACACAAAGCCAAACTTTGGAGTCAAACGGGATATAGTATCGTCCCTCAACCGAGTTTAAATCCAGGTCATCGGTGTTATCTTCATCGGCCTTCAGGTCGTTGCTATGCTTGAATTGGGTGATTACGTCGGATAGATCGTCTCTCATGCTAATATTGAATGTAGGATTTTCTCTGTTGCAGTACGTCCACGTAGGAACGCATAATTTGCAGTTGTTTGCTCAAAAGCGACTTCACTTCATCCGCTTTCGGATGTCGTTTGTGTGGCTTTTCCTGCTTGATAACTCGTTCCAGATCAAAGATTTCCTCTTTCATCCGGTTCTGTTCCGCGAAGATCTTTTTATCCGAGTTCTGGACGCGGCCTTTAGTGAACTCAACGCACGCTTTGCGCGAGTAATAGCGTATCCCGGGAGCGGGCGACGTGCCCTCCGGTATCAGTCCTTTTTTAACGTATCTCCTTAGCGATGAATAGCTTCTGTTTAGAATAATCAGGGCTTCATCCTTGGTGATTTGATCAGTATCCCTCTCGTAATCAATCATAATTAACCATGTCCAGTGAAAAAACTAGAATGGTTGATAATGGGAGAGGGGATGATTGTCAAGTAATACTTATTATTTTTATAGCTAATCTATTAATTTAGCACGCGTTTTTCATCGTCTCTCGTTCGGATCGCATGGCTCACCTTTAGCGTTACGAATTCACTTTAACTTCTGCCCCCCATGATGCCACCAAATCTCGCCCTTTCTCAGTCAAGTCCGCGTAGATTTTGCGACGATCTAGGGTGTTGCCGAACCGATCCTTGGTGCCAATAACCCCCGCTGAAACCTTAATGATATAGCCATTTTCCAACAAGGTGTCCGTGATGCCCGTTGTCGCAGCAGTTGAGACATCCAGGAAAATTGTCAGGTCAGTCATCGATGCCAGACGATCGTAATTGCTGGCAATGAAATCGCAGTAAATGAGACTTTTGACCGTGTTGACCGAGCGCATCGCATTGGCGTCAACCAGGGTGATATCCAGGTGGATCGAAACATCAACAATCGTCCCGAGTCGCCTCGCGTTGTCTTTGCGGATCGTGTGGGGCGCGAACAGTTTACGCATCTTCTGAGCGTATTCTGACGTTCGCCAACCCGTCACCTCCATAATGTAATCATCCCCTCTGTCCCAATTTAAAGACGAAAAATCAATCTGGTTTCCAAATATCCGGCGTTGTTCCCGAACATAGTTAACGGCTCGATTGTTCTCTTCGGCCAATACATCGTCGCCTTTTGACCAGTCAAGTTTCGTCCAATCCAGACCCGAGCTGACAGTTTCCGGTGCGTCCTCGTTACGCCAACGCGTGACGGTTGAAATAACAACGCCGGTTCGTCTGATAATGTCTTGGTTGGACTCCCGCTCCCAGTTGATCCCGGCTCGGGTTTTAGCGTAAAATTCTTTTGGTGGTCGGGGGTTACTAATACTCATCTCTTTCTTTATACCTTCTATTTTTTTACTAACAAACTCAGTCAAGACCTCACCCATGCACTCCTAAATTACTCTCTACCTCCTTTCTACACACATTCGAACAAACAACAACTCAAAACAAAGTGTGCCCGGATGGGGTCTTGACTGAAGCGGGATTGATTCACCCCGCCTGTCAGTGGCGGTTTGTTCTGGGAGGGGGACGGGCTTTGGCCATGGTTACTAAGCAGCTTCCTTTACGTTGTCTACGATCTTGCTGGATTGCGGCTGGTATAGTTTCATTATCTTTGCTTTTCTTTGTTCCTGAGCCTTCCACTTCGCGATGACTCTTTTGTCATTCTTGATCGTCGATAGGCTCACTTCAAAAATCTCTGCCAAATCGGGTGTTCGGCTAATGTTTTCCTCTTCCATCAGGAGTTGAACTTTCTGGCGCCGCTCCAGGGCTTCCAGCGAACTCCATGCCATGGGGATCATGCGTTGCTTGTAATTCCCTACTTCGCATGTGTCGGCAATCATAACGCTACGTTCATCCTTATCGGGGATAGCGGTGCCGCCAAACAGTGGTATGACATTCCCTGTCGTAGCATCCTTGGTTTCTTCGCCGGGGCCTTCCGGATTGAACCCGTCGCCACGTTGATCCCAGTTTTCCACTTGTTGCTTTTTGGCAAACTCCAACCTGGGAAACTCAATAAACGAGCATAGCAGGGCCAGGGATGAGTGTAACAGCGTTCCCATGGCGAAACCGAACAGCATAACGTAACCAGCTCCGCGCAACTTGTGACCTCCTGCCAAGGCGAGGAAGATTGCATTGAGCTCGTTTTGGTTGCCTGCAGCAACATGCGCCTCACGGTTATCGGCACTAGCTAGCGATTGCAGTGATGCAAGGTGGGTTGTTGCCTCCGTCAGTCGTTGGTCTTGTCGCTCCACAAGGGCTTTGCTGGAATTGACTTCCGCCAATGAAATACCGCCGTTTGCCAGCAATTCGGCCCGCTCCCGCTTTGCTGCCGCTAACTTGGTGTTCAGTGTTGCAATTACGGCCTTGATAGAATTACTGCGCGGACCTTCACCAGGCTTGCCGTTTACTCCGGATATCTCTTCCTGGAATTTCTGTTCCGCTAACTCGATCTGCTTTTCTAAACTGCGGATCGGTGCAACTCCCGCTTGCTCGTTATCATAACGAGTCTTCAGGCGGGTGTACTCAACGACTAACTGATCGCTCTTTGCGGTCATTGCGCTAACCTCGGCTTTTGCACGCTCTACGTCAGCGATTGATGCCGATGCTTTGGAATCAGCCATTTTGGATTCAACCAACTTGCCGCCGTCAACTTTCTGGGCTTCGCGCCATGCAATGCTAAACTGGAAACCGGAATACAAGATTAGAGCGACTACCATCACCCAGGTAAAGCTGGTTTTTCTGAAGCCAATCTTCTTGCAACGATGCGCGAACACCCCCAGTGCAATTGCGATTGCGAGCGGGATTAGTTTTGCCCAATCATCCCCGGGGAAAAGTTTTTCGTAACCCTTCATTTCGAATCCCACAATGACCACCCCAAAGAATACCGCTGCAGCAAGGACGATTAGAAATTTAAATATTCGGTAAGTATTTTCCATAAGCAGAACGGCGCCTTCCCGTTTTTTCAATTATAATTTAAGATTACTTAAATATTCAGGATTGTCAAAACAATTCGCAAATGCTTCCATATACGCTCGCGAAATCGCCCGAAAGGACTGTCAAATCAGTTGATTTTTACCCGCTTGTTAACTTCTGATTGCTAAAAGGTTAACATTGGTTAAATTCCGCCCAATCCCCCCACATAAATCTAAATTGGCGGGTAAATAATAGAAAAAAGTAAGCATACATATATATGAAAACTGAACTATCCAATAATGAAACCGCTAGCAGCCAATCGGGAACCACGTATCTCCGGTCCACTGTTAACAACAATATCCTCGCCGAATACGACGACGGAACAAAGTATGCCATCGCTGGCAAAACGATGCCCCTCGGCAAATTCAGCTTCACCGTTGATGTCCAGGGCGACACCGGCACTGCCTCGGAAATCAGCATCAAGTCAACTGACTTGGAAGGCAATAAACTCGCTATCGCGGGTAATTTGCTACGTGTCCGGGTCTGTAACGACGGAACTCTGGCTGATTCAACTAACGCCACTATCGCCGCTGCCAATGGATCGGCTGTAGCCGATACCATTACGGCAACCAAAGACCTGGTGCTTTCATCTGTGGCTGCTACGGCAGCAACCGGAACGCTCACCATATCCGGTGTGGTCATCGATGGCGAAACCGTTGTCATCAACGGTCGGACTTATGAGTTCCGAACCGGTAAAACCACGCTCTCCGGAGATGTCTCGGTTGACATTTCGGCTGATGGCACCAAGTCCGCTGGAACCCTGACAATGGACACCCAGCCAACCGCTGGCGACACTGTGACCATTGGTGCTACAAACTACACCTGGCGCACAGACGGCACCGCTGATGAAGCGGGTGAAATCAATCTGGGCGCGGACCTGGCCGAGGCAAAAACCAACTTTGTTGCGGCTGTTAACGGCACTGACGCAAATAACGCCGCAAACGCACAAGTGACTGCTGCGGCCTTCTCCGGTGATGATAGCGTGATTACTGCCAAGTACACTGGCACTCAGGGTGATGCAATCGCAACGACCGAAACGTTCACGGCAGGAACCAACGTGTTTGACGCAGCAACGCTCGGCACGACCACTCCCGGAGTAGACGTTTCCGCAACCGACGCTGGTGATGCTCTGGTCACCGCTCTTGCCGGCGATGCCAGTGCGCTTGTAAGCGGATCCAACTCCACCGGAACCGTAACCCTGACATCTGCGGTCACTCATGCTGACGCCAATGCTTATACCACGACCGAAACCATGGCTAACGGCGCTTTTGGTGCCGGTACAATGAGTGGCGGGATCACCGTCCGCAACAACACCTGGAAGCTCGCTTTGACCGACGCAACTGAAGAAACCGTTCGTCTGGTTATCGGACCACCTCCAGTTGGGCAAGGGATTGTTGGTGACTACTCCGCGGAAATCGATGTCTTGCATGAGACTGCCTAATTGGCAGTGTTCTAAACCATCTTTGTAAACAACCAAACCGCCCCGGGAACGAAACAACCCGGGGCGGTTTTTATTTTGCGGAATGGAGCGGGTTTTCGCTGGCTGGTTTTGATCCTACTTCTTTTCCCACATCTGCCAACGCATCTTGGGACTCCCTTCGTCGTCCTGGCGTAAGCGGCGAGTTTCGCCAACAACACAGGGGAACTTCATCTGCAGTCGGAGCATGTTTTGCGCCAGTGCTCCGTGAGTCATTTCGCCTTCCTGGAAATCCTCCAGGATGTCCTCAACCTTCAACCATTCCTGTCCGGTTCGGCGGTGAGTGTTTTCAACCGCTGCCGCGACTCGGCGCTGATGTGGAGTTAAGAAAAAATCTGCCGCTACTTTTGTGCCGTTACTCATCCTCTATTAAATGCGCCACTCGTTGGCGTTCTTTTTGAAATTCTGCGTGCAGGAAATGAAACTTCTGCCTCGCTTCGTCGGTCGCTGCTTTGTTTCCTCGAGCAGCACTTAGTAGCAGATCCTGGTAGGCAATCTCCATCTGGTCGGTAATCACATCCATCCGTCGCAAAGCCTGGTTGTGAACGCGATGACGGTGGATGTCGATAGTTGCCGCTAATGCAAAACCAAACGCCATCAGGACGGCCACACACGCGATCGCAATGACCTGGATGTTGAGTGCTTTCATGATTTATTCTTTAAAATATCTGATAGTCGGTGAATAGAATCTGCCGATCCTGGGGTGCGGCGAAACATCTCGATCATTTCTTCATAAGACATGGGTTTACCTGTGTCACTTTGCTCTTTGGCTTGTCGCGGTTTGCCGTACCTCCACTCTATCATCTTGATACTTAATTCTGACTGTAGCTTTTCATTTGGCACCATCTCTCCCGTTGGAGATACTTGTTTGGCTTCTTTGGACAAGCGTTCTAGCCGAATTAAATGCCCATCATAATCAACGATTTTATCCATCTTGTCGTGCAACGTTTCCGATCCATAACGATGAGGGCTAGAGAGTATTTCCGTTTCCGACGCATCAATGATATCCAGGGCTTGAGCGACTGGCACAGTTGCCACCTCCCACCGGTCACGACCCGCGATTACTTCGATTTGCGCCTCACTGCCCTCTCGCTTGTTCTTAAAAAAAGCCCGCCTTGACGTTCCGATATGCTCCAGCACCCACGGGGTTCGCAGACGGTCTGGCACCTCATTCGGGATCAACCTGCCGCCATGAAACAAGACAACAGGACCGCTGCCATCTTTCATTTCGCGGATAATCGTGCCTTTGTCGCCTTTAACGAGTTCCAGTGTGTCCATAAACTATTTTGCCATCCCCTCCACCCATTCGCCAAACGCAGCGATAAACGGTTTGCAATTCGTCTCATCGGCCCAGCCGCAAAATCCAACGAATCCATCCCGGTTAAAGCTGATTGCTTCCCGGTTATCAAAATAGTGAGATCGGCAGCGGATTTCCATCCATAGAACTTCACCCGTTGCATCGACTCGCTCGCCCTGGCCGCTGAATACACGCACTGAACTCATCAGTATTTCCGATTCCTCCAGTTTTCTCTGCAAAATATCCCCCAGTTTACGCAGTGCCGCTGTAGACAAATCTGCGTATGTTAATCCCGAACGTTGCCACGCCTCCCGGGCGCTGTTTCTATCTTTTAGTTTTGTAGCTATACTCATCTTTCTCAATAACTGTAAACCCCCACCTCATCACATTACATCCCCTCGGGTCCATGGCGGAAAACGGTCCACGCCCAGGTTAGTTTTGACCAGACCGGAGGAGAGCATAGCCAGATTGCTAACGCCGCTCCTATCGCGATCCCTAGCAGGGATCCCAGTATCCCCCGGGCAGTTCCGCGCCAATACTTTTTATCTCCGAAGTAGGACATCACCCCATGATTTCTATCTGCTCCTGCAGGAACATACTGGGCGGCAATTCCTGCTCCTGCTCCTCCGGAAATTGTGGTTTAAGCTTAGGTAAATGTTCCTCTCTGAACGCCGAGTATTCAGCATCGAATTTGACCATCGCTTGCTCCATCTTTCGCGTGAGCCCGTCCGCTTGGACCGGCACAATCAAACTCTCCATGTCGGGCGAGTATGCGTAGAACCACGCTTGCTCACACCCAGTTAATACCATTTGGAAATGCACCTGCAATCGGTGTTCTGGCGGCAATATCCCGTTGATCACGGTTTCTGCGTGCGCCTCCGGTTTGCATTTCACCTCCAGTGGACCCAGGACGCTTTTCTTGTCGGCGGAATAAACCATGCGATCGGGGCTTGCTCCGAAATAGTTAAACCCATCGAGGGTTACAAACCCGATCTTCTCAGTCGCAAAGCCTGTCTCGATTTCAAACTTGGAACAAGCTTCATCTTCAAACGCGTTGCCGAAGTCAGTGGCATTGTTACCCATCCATTCGTTCGCGTGACTTGAGAACTCCTGCCCGATCATCCTGCACATTGTTTTTCGTCGGGCCGCTAAATCCTTGGCAAGATATCCCTGGTTGTCAGCCACGATGTTGGCCGGCAGTAATTTGGCCAGTTCTCCGACTAAGGATGACTTTTTGTGCGGGATTTCTAGTTCATCCAGAATGCTTTTGATCTCAGTGCCTTTCAGCGTGAGTTTTGGATCAGCTACCAACCATTCGCCTACCTGCGAAGCGGTCAGTTTGCCTCGCCTCAGGTTTTCCCACGCTTCGCTGTTTTGGTCTACGTTGTGGATCATTGCGCTTGCTGGGCTGCATTGTACTTGATACGCTTGTTTAATGCAGATTTGACATCGGCATACAGCACTGAGGCGATCGATTCAAACGACTCTGCTTTATAGTGCAATAGCAGTTTACCTTCCTCTACTCCCGCTTGAGTAGCGAGCGTTTTGAGCTCCTTCGCCTGATCAGCAGATACCAGTTGCAGGGGTTGGTCCAATGCCTTGGCGTCATCGTCCTGGTCGCCGACAACAATATTGAGAGCATTGGTCAAACAGTAACGTTTGGCGTAACTGTTTGCACTCCCTTGCGCTTGCGCCAGGTTGGTGACGTTGCGCCCGTCTTTGGTCCGGATTGGACCATCCTTGGGCAGCGTGAACGGAGTCTCTTCCGAGTGTCCCTCACTATGCATGATGCGGCAAGTGATGGTCATGGTGTCCGCGGTTTCGGTCTGCGAAAAGCTGACCGCCAACTTGTGGGCATCCAGGATCGGGCGCACTACCCGCATGATGTCGTCAAAACTGGCGTACTGGCTATTTTGCCCTTGTCTGCCCTTGAATACTGTGGGCATTTCCGCCTGTGCTGCCACCAGGGCTGCATTGTAGGCTTTACGAGCATTGTTCGCCTCGTATCGCTCCTGGAGTTCCATCAGCTTCTCAAGTGCAGCAGGGTCCGCTCCGGACGCTACCGCGGCTTCTATGATTGCTAACGGGTTGGTTTGCGGGACTGTCAACTCAGTTGGATTCCCGTCCTGTTTTTTAACTTTTGTTTCACTCATCTTTTATTTCTCTAAGCTCTTACTATTAAACTTTGATTGGTTTTAATTCAAACGTTGATTCAGGATTTTTTGCAAGGCGGTGTCCGGTGGGACAACCGGTTCAATTGCGTTGATCGAAACCTGATATTTGCGACCTTGGTAGTCCACTTCGATGGATGATGTCGGTTTTCCCTCCATGTCCATCTCAATCGCAGTTTCGCAACCCGGAATCTTGTCGATCCGAGCGGCGAAAACAAACGCATCCAGGGCGTGGTCCATTGACTTAAAATGTTCGTTCATCGTGGCAACTCCCCTACCCTAGCGTTGATCCAGGTTTCGTTGATTGCGTCTGCCAGAAGCGGAACTTCGTCTGCTGGAAAACCAGGTGCGAGAACCTTCTTCACATGGACGTACGAAATGATTTCATCGAACACCTCGCCGTGTTCGTCAGCACTGATGATTTCCTGAGTTTCGTACTCAATTTCCACTTCGTATTCCCGTCCCTTCCACTCCTGGTGCTGCACGGTGGTTGGTGATTCGTTTATTTTTGGTGGTTGGTGTGTAGTTGTCATTTTATTGATTGGGTTTGGCTTCGGTGAGCCGTTCAAGTTCTGCCTCTACCGTGGTCGCTAACGACCGGATGGCTCGCCAACGTTTGTCCAGTCCATCGATGTTGAATACAGCGTTGGCGGCATCACTGAGTAGGTCGCCAGCCGATTCCAGGTCATCAACAGCCTGGGTGTAGAGATCTTCGGTTTGTTCGGTCATGGTTGGTTTAAAGTTCGGCATTCTTGACCGCTGCCTCGCAAATCTCTTTTAGTTGTCGCTCTGCGCGGCAGCGGATCCGCACCCGCGAAAAGCCCCATAAAATCGTTTCGATATCTTGTTCGTGCGCGATTTCAAACTCCCTGCACATTCCATGAATGTCTCGCTCTAATTGTTCGAGGTCAACATCACGCTTTTTGCGGAGGGTTTGAGGATCGATAATCCCCCGCTCGGCCTTGCTAGCCATGTCGGGATCAAACCCATTTACTTTCGCCCAGTCAGGCAACGTTAAACCCTTATCAAGGCGAGCTTGTTTTAGTTTCCTGCCCGCGTCCTGCCATTGCCTCATTTCTGCGGGGCATTCCCCGGTGCCGTCACAGCGGTCGCAGAAAATGCCCGATCCCGAGGCAGTCACTGCCCCTAGCCCACTACCGCAACAGGTCCAGCAGGTTATTTTTTTGCTGCTTTTTTCTTGCTCGCTCATCAGTCTTTCGGGTTCAGGTAATCCTCCAGTTTGATAATATCCGCATCAGTCAAAACCGTCGCGTTCCATCCGCTCCGGTTATACGGGTTTGTCGTGTAGATAACGATGATATCGCCATCAACGCTTGCGAACTGGAACATTCGCGATTCCTCCCGGTCACTCAGCCAGATGATATGACCCAGTTTCGCGAAGGAACTGCTTACAGCGGCCAGGAATGATTCTTTGGAATAAAACCATTTCTCGCCAGTTTTTTTCGGTTTTTCAATTGTGCTATTACTCATTTTTCTAATCTCTATTTTTCTATTTTACTACTGAAACACCTACTAAATGTTCGCATTGGCGTATAAGTTCCCAATATTCCGGAAAAATTTCATATTGCTTGACCTGGTAATATTTCGCGGTGTGATTTGCTTTTGGTTTGCGATCTACGTTTATGTCATGAACCTTTTGCGCCACCCCTGCTTTTTCCAGGGCTGATAATATGCGTGCTGCCGAGTGAGCATCCATGTCCATGTGGATCAGGAGGTTTTTCAGCAACGCCGAATTCAGTTTGTCCTGTGGCAATTCGGCCAACGGAATAAGAACGCTCAACGGGGTAGCCAGCGGAAAGGCACACATCAGGTTGGATACCCGTTCGTCGTCCTGTTGCCAACGCCCCAGTATGGTTGTTAGCGCCAACCTGCCGTTGTGGGTCAGATGATAGTTGTATCGACCCTTGTTGCCTTTCCTGCTACACCGCAAAAACTTCTCATTCAGCAGGAATATTGACCGGTTGATGGCCGTATTATTAGTAGTGCGAAGGTCGCCCGAGGTATAACCCTCCGGTCTATCAGCCAGGAGCAGAATAGCAATGTCGCCAGTTAATAACTGGTCGCTTAATTCGTTAATAATCATGCTGCCCGTTGTTAAATTTTCTTTCCCATTTCTCCCGAATTTCATCGAAACTCGGAAACTCTATGCACTCCCAGACCGGGAACACCAGATGACACATGTTCTCATGCATTGCTAGGGCTTGCTCCAGGTTGCCGCCGCATTTCTGCTCAACTCCGTTACTCATTCCCCCACTGACCGTGGTGCGCCAGTGCAATTCTTCCGATCCGCGAACCTCGCTCAATACGTGGAAGCGAGTTACGACCGACACCCCGTTGCGAGACATCTCTGCAACGCGCCTCTCATCCTCGGTAAGTTCAGCCTTGGTTTGCCAACCGATCTCGGGGCGCACGCGCTTTGGTGTTCCGAGTTGGGTCAGTTTGTAATAGTTTTCAGTTGTCATGGTTTAGTGGATTTTTTTGTTTGTGGTTTAGGTTAGAGTGTTTTTATGATGTGGGAAATATGAGCTCGCTTGGCGAGTATCTTCGCCATGATCGGCTTGTCCTGCCGGTCTACAGCGTCAACAAACAGTTCGTGCAGAAAATCATCAACTTCCTCCACCAGTGCGCTGATTAGTGACAGGTCGGTGACCATGCGGCTGGTATCTCTGTGCATCGCCTCGAATTTGCTGATTAGTTCCTCTACTTGTTCTTCTTTTGTTTTGTCGGGTTGACTCATCTTTTTTGTTATCTTTCTATTTTTTCTTTTTCTATATACTAAAACGTCTTCTGTTGAAACGCAGTAATATTTTGTTTAAATACTAATCTTGTCTCTCCTACCCCGCAATTTCGACCCTTCGCAACAATGAAATCCACTTCCTTTGAATCTGGATCATATTCATCATCATCTTCGTCATCATCTTCGTCATTTTCAACTTTATGTAGGAAAGCAATTACATCTGCATCTTGCTCAATGCTGCCGCTTGACCGCAAATCACTAGGTCTGGGTCTACGCTTTTGCGTCTCCGGTCCCCGGTTGAGTTGAGCTAGGCAAATAAGCGGGATGCCATAGCGGGATACTATGTTTTTGAAAAATATTGATTTGAGCGTTGTTTCGCGAGTTTCGTTCTCGCACGGGAAGTCCGATTCAGCTAACTGCAGGTAGTCAACAAACAAACATTTAATGTCATGCTCCTGCACCCACTGCCGAACCTGAACATCAATTTCCGAAAGTTTCAGTCCCGGCATGTCGTTGACCCAGATCGGCCACTCTGCCATTTTCCCTGCTGCTACCATGAATTTGTTAAAACTGGCCTCACCCCCCGCATTAAACTTGCCATACTCCAATACATCAGCAGGTATCTTTGCTGTATGGCTGATGGCGCGTTGAACCAGTCTTTCAGCCGTCGTTTCCAGGGATATGATGCCTACCGGGATTTTGTTAGTAGCCAGGTGTTCCGCCCATTGGGCCGCTAAAGACGTTTTGCCGGTCGATGGTCTGGCTGCTAAAATGATATACTCGGGCTGCAACCCATTGAGTAGTGAATCAATGTCAGACATCCCGGTTGATAATCCTGGCAATTGTCCACCTGCCTCATGTCGTTTCTCGATCGTTTTAACAAGCTCCAGCGTGGCTTCACGCCAACTTTTCGACTGGGATGGTTTACCTACATCGAGAATCTGAGTCAAACTGGTATCTATGCTTTTAGCCACTTCGACTGGATCAGACTTTAGTGACTCAGCTTTGGAGCGATTGCATAGATCCCAGATAGACCGGCTTTGCCAGTTCCTGATAACGGTGTCAAGATCTGTTCGGAACGCCGCTTCCGATGACTTCGGAACTGACAGGATGATTTCAGGAATGCTCTTGTTACCGTTGACCTTTTCATAGTGCCCATCGCTCCGCAAGTGGGCGGCTAAAACCATCGGGTCAATGTCCGACTCCCCTGCCCTGTCCAACTCCACCAATGTTTGGAAAATCAGCCGGTAAGCAGGACTGTAAAAAGCCTGAGGTTTTACCTCTGCCGCAGCTACAGGGATCAGGGATGGATCTTTCACCAAACACCCGAGAACCGCTACCTCCGCGTTGACGTTGGAGGGAAGATTTTCTAACACATTGTCTCCCATGATTTATCCTTTGATGATTTCCAGTTTCCACTCCTGGTTCTTGCTTGGTTTCGGCCTGTTGTTTTTTCGTTGCTTGTCGGCCTGTCTTCGCCATTTCTCTGCCCGGGACCGTTCGCTCTGCCCTCCGGATTCAAAAAAGTTGTATCGCCGATGCGGTGGTTTGTCAGGGTCCGAAGCTAACCACTCCCGAACCAACTGCCACGGGTATTCCGCGAACGATTCAATGTTTTGAGCAATTGCCGACATCTCCGCTGCGGTAACTGCAGGCTTCCAGGAACCATCCGGTTTGAGATTTTGCGTTTGCCTGACCACCTCATCCGCATCAGGGGCCCCTGGAGGTTGGTGATGCTTTTGCCGTTTCTTCTTTTCAGGCGGCTTCTCTTCATTTCTGTTCTCGCTGTTCTCGCTGATCGGCGAGTTGATGATCGCGGCTGCTTTTTCGTGGATAGACTTTTTCATCTCCTCAACGCAATCCCCCTGGGGGGTTTGGGGGGTACTCTTCTTATCTACTCTATTCTTATCTATTCTAGCGTTACTTTCCGTAACGCCCGTTACGTTACTCTGTGACGCTTTCTTTTTCTCCCTGTACTTCTTCTGTCTTTCGGCATTTGTCATCGCCGGTCCACGCGCCTTTTGAGTCACGTTAAACTCCGTGAAGTTAGGAAACATAAGGGATGAGCCGTCTAAGCCAACAACCCAGCCAACCTTTTCCATGGCTTTGCCGAGCAATGGCATTTGGGCGATATGATCGATGTAACTGAGGTCCATCAAGTCGGAAACTCCCTCGTCATCGAGCATCTCGTTGAGGGTTGACCAAACGTCGAGTAACGCACCGCATAACGCTCCTGTTACGCTGTGTAACGACGGCGTAACGGTTTTCGTTACGCCGTTACTGGGTGTGTATCCTGCTTGTTCCAGGTTCCAGATTTTGAAATCATCCTGGGAAATCAGGTATTTTGCCATGGCAACAACCTTCGGATCCCTCCGCAACTGAGCTCGCATTTTAATCCAACTCATTACGCTGCCCTCCTTGCCATGCCCTGATGATGATGCTTGATTAAAAACTCCGTCTGCTCATCCGGATCAATCAGCATGCCCTGCAGTTCGCCGTTACCGTTGTATTTGCGATCCGGCAAGTTTTCGTCTTTGAATTCCGCGATGCATTCCACGGGGGTTACCCATGTGTCCCAGGCGGCTTGCAGTTCCCCGTCTACTTCGTGGAGTCCCACCCACGCTCCGGGGTTCTTGTAGATAGCAACTGTGTTTAGTATGCGCGTTGCGCCCTCGATTTGGTAAAGGAAGTTGTTCTTCAATTCAATCATAATAAGGTCGGTTTGCACCGATGGTGGTGCTGTTAAACTTTGACTTGGATACGATTAGCCCCGATTCAGCCAGTCTCCTATTTGGAGACGCGGTTTGAACGAGTTTGAGAGCATCCCTGCCCTATTTTTCGCTTGCGTCTTTGAACGATGACGCGTTTATTGCCCGAAGGAGTTCCTATGTTCATCTGTGGTGGATAGCTGTTGGAATTCTATAAGGGCCGTGGATGAGAGAGGGGATTTCTCTTGTTCGCAGGCCCTTTTTCTTTTCTATTTTAGTTTGATCAGTATTTAACCGATCTTGATAGTTTTGGGTGCTTGTGTTTTCCCTTTTAACACCCGCCATTGCTCGGCAGGGAGTAACTCCCGAAAGTGGGAGGATAAAAATGTCATCAACTTCGTCTTGCGCTTGGTGCTCCAACGCGCCTCGCGAATAAAATGACTGGCACACTGCTCGATTGAGTAACCCTGGTCAAGAACCAGGGGTTCGGCATCCACGGCAATACGTGAGAGTTTTTGATTCTCAAAAAACCGTTGCAGGTAGAGTTGCAACGCGGCCCGCTTCGCTTCCGGCCATTTGCCTAAATCAATAAAGAAATCGACGCACGATTTAATCGATCCATAACCCTTCTCGCTGATCAGAAGTTCAGCCGCCTCGCCAAAACCAGCGTATTTCTTGTTGCTGGTGCGGCGTTGCTTGCGTGGTGGAGGCGCATCTTGCGCGAGTTTGATCAGTTCATCTGCTTGGCTCATACCCTAATGAAGATAAGTTGATCCCGCAGGTTGACTTATGCCGTCTTCCTTTTCCGGTTCGGTCCGTATAAATGTATATTCACCTTCCCGGATTGAAATTTTGGTAGACTGAACTTAACCGCACGCCGGATGATCTCGGCCTTTGGCATCCCAGTTGCAGTGTGAATCTTTTCAATGAGCTCTGCTTCGGGTTCATCGTAGCGTGTGGGTATTGGATTGGTTTTCATTGCCATGAGAATATGTATAATTAATTATCTGTTAGATGCAAATAGAAAAATGACGTTTTTATCTCTCGTATACACAATTCTTTTCTTTCAGGTTAATTAGAACTGCGTATAATCATCGCACGATGATGAAATGAGTGCTAAAAAAGCCAACCCGATACCCACCCGATACGATGACGAAACCACCGAGAAGTTGGAGCGGATCAACAAAGCCACGGGGATACCCACGGCTGAAATCATCCGACGTGCGGTTAAGTTCGCCCTGGATAATGCCAGGGATGCCCGCAGTTTGGAGTTCCTGCTGGGCGACCGGGATATGATCGAAGAAATTTTCGGTCCCCTTGAGGAAGATGGAAAATCGAAGGATGGTTAGTTGTTTCGTGTAGCATATATTTTTCTCATTATAAGTTATTCGAGTGGATGGAGCAAATGTGGTTTTGCGAATGGCCGGCACGGCCCGGGTCAACGGCAACATCCTGGAACCTGGTGGAGCGGCTGTAGTGGAGGGAACTGTTACTATGCAATACTCACCAGCGGAAAAGGAAGCGATGCGTAAAGAGTTGGAGATCATCAACGCTCAACTGGCAAATTATTAAAGATACAAAAAAGCCCGACTGACAACGCCAGTCGGGCTTTCAATGGTCACGCACTCAACCACTCGTAATAGTGCCGATATGGATCGGTGTTTTCCGAGTGTTTCTCCAAAGTTTCCAGGGACTTTCGAATCACCTCTTTATCCCTGTCATCCAGGTCAAGCGGTGAATCGATCGTCCAATAAAACTCCAGTTCAGCATGTGCATCGCACACTTCTTGTTGAGCTTTAGGTTTTAGTGTAATCACAACGGATTCCACGAAGCTATTTGCCTGCTCCTCTCGGTCACAGGGCTTTGCATCAAGTGCCATCACCCAAAAAGCCCCGGCACTCAAAGAGCGCCGGGGCGACGGGAAGGAAGAAGCTACATGGCATCTACTTCCTTCTTAGACACGAAACGGTTACCTTGCGGCAGTCTCGCGTTGTAGCAGTGAGCGAAGGGTTGGATGCGCCCAACCTGAAAAGGTTGACACCCCGTCGCATCAGCAACTTTCAAGCGCAGGGCCAAACAACGCTGCTGGTAATCCAACAGGGGATTAATAAAAGCGTCCCACCCAATGGTGGGTTCGGGTTGGATATCGACAATGCGAATCGTCTCCCTGCTTGTGCTCCCGTCACTCAACTGAAATTCGAACACGTCGGTTAACTCCTTGTCGCTTGTGAACGAAAAATCGTCATAAGCGAGCTCATAGGAGTAATCCCCGTCGTATTGAACTTCCAGATTCCCCCACATGCCTGTCGCTACTGCCGATCCTTCAAAAGGAACCGCAATAGCCGACGAGTCTAGTGAACCCTGGGCTGATATTACTACTACAGAATCGTTACTGGCCGACTCCTGGCCCTCTCCCTTGACTTCGGTTTGCGTCCGCTCGCCAGCCTGTGCTGTATCTTGATTACTCACGATGTAAGTATACTGCTCATTGAGCATTTGTCAATCATTTACTTCACTTTAGGCTTGATTTGTTGCTTTTTTCTGACAGAATTAGCTATTATGGATACAAAATGGACTAAATTCATCGCTCAATACTCCTCGAAAGAGGCATTCAACAAGGCAATAGGGATCGATTTTCCTTATCGAACCTGGAAACAGTGGGTCAACGGGGAGCGTTCACCAGCTCAATATGTGCAGGATCTAATGATGCGGGTCGCCAACCCACCGGAGGATGACGACGTGGAAAAAATAAACCTGAGCGTCGGTGCCAGGGAAACCCTCAAGCACACAGTCGATCAAAACGACCCGTGGTCGTTGGAGACAGAAATCAGCCGCATCATCGAATCATATGCCAATATCTTCGCCAACACGCCTGTTCGATTCACCATTGGGGAATGGTCCGCTATTCTGGATGCCAACAATGGAACCCTTATGGATGCACAAACCGCATTTGGCATTGCTGCCAACGTGTTTGACTCGTCCGACTTTAGCGAAAAATGGGGCGTCAATAATGATGAACTGGGCGCGAAAATGATGAAAATGAGTTACGCAGCTTTATTCAGGGTTGCTGAGATGGTGCATCGTTATTGGACCTATCCGACCTATCAGGAGAAACAGCCGGAAGAATTTCTGCCTTCCTCCATGGTTTGCCCCGAACCGCTTGCCGATCCAGAAGCTAAATCAAAGTAAACCCTATCTGGTTTACATTGAGATTTATATCCAGTTATACCTGTTTGGGGGTATAACCTTGCGTATCGTCCGCAATACACAAACCTCGTAGTGTTGAGCTTCCCCTAAAACGGTGGACAGGCATCGATTAAACATTCTTAATAATCAATAATCATGTCTAAAACAGGAAGAACTTACACAGAAGAATTTCGTCGCGATGCGGTCGATCTCTTACTTTCGAGCGGAAAACCCGCAGCACAGGTTGCCCGGGAACTGGATGTAAACGTCAACAGCCTGCGAACCTGGCGGGACCGGATCCTCAACCAGAGCGGAGGTGGAAGCCGCGACGCCGCAGGCGGAGAGGCTGGAGCCGGAGCGTCGGTTGAGGAGTTAGCCGACGAAATCAAACGACTCAGAAAAGAAAACGAGTACCTTCGCCGGCAGCGTGAGATCTTAAAAAAGGCAGCCAGCATACTGGGCGAAGACCCGCAGATCGGTATGCGTTGATCGAGTCGTTGCGGGAGGATTTTGCGATTACCGAACTGTGCGAGATTTTCGAAGTATCCAAAAGCGGCTACTACAAGCATTTTTCGAGGCAACCTTCGCAAAGAGAAAAGGAAAACGAAGCCATTCTGGAAAAGATTCAAATGATCAGAGCCGAACCGTTTAAAAACAACTACGGCAGTCCCCGAATGACCGAAGAGTTGCGTAAGCATGGATTTGATTGTTCAGAAAATCGAGTCGCCAGGATCATGGCGGAAGCCGGTATAGATGCTTCAGCAAAGGCGGCCTTTCGTCCCAAAACAACGATTCCTGATTCCAACGCCTCACCGTCCCCCAATCTCATCAAAGACCTGGTCCCGCGCGGTCCCGGTGAAATCGTGGTCAGCGATATTACCTATATTGCCACCAAAGAAGGCTGGCTATATCTGGCTGTTATCATCGATTTATTCACCCGGGAAGTAACCGGCTGGAGCCTCGCAGATCACATGAAAACCGAGCTGCTGATTGACGCTGCGGAAAAGGCAGCAACGCAAACTCCAATCACCCGGCAGACTGTTTTTCACAGCGACAGAGGATCTCAATACAGCAGCAACAAAATGCGCAAATGGTTAAATGCCCGCAATGCCAGGCAGAGCATGAGTGCTTCGGGATATTGTTATGACAATGCTGCCTGCGAATCATTTTTCTCGATACTGAAACGCGAATCATTCCCGGATGGTTGTGTATTCGAAACCAAAACCGATGCAAGACGACAGGTTTTCAAGTATATAGAAACCTTTTACAACAAAGAACGAATCCACACTGCTTTGGGGAATATTTCCCCAATCCAATTTGCTCAAAAACACTTGAACAAGCGAAATGCCGACCTAAAATCGGCAGCATAGTCTGTCCACTATTTCAGGGGAGGGCCATGTATCAGATTGCGCGGTGAGCGAGACACAAAAACCGGCCCGATCATTCGGGCCGGTCTTGGATATCCGCGGATTTGCTTTGTTTACCTCACTAACTGGCCAACGCCAACTTATCCCCCAGCCCGAGTTCCTTCCAATACCGGTCAACCGTGCGCCGATCGACTCCCAGCAGGGTCGCTAACGCGGATTTATCCTGCACCCCTTCGTGAAGCACCGTCTCGCGCATCAGATTGAGTTTCTCGGACTTTGTCATCCTCCGGTTGCGCTCGATGCGCTTAGCTTGCTGCAACGCCTCACGCTCCCGCTTACGCGCATCCTGGTAATCCCGGATACCGATCACGTTGACCAATACGCTCTCGCATATTTTCGATATCATCTCCGTGTTCACGGCTACCAGGATCGGCGGCAACGTCCAGACCATGAGGGGCACCACCCAAGCCGGAATCTTCGCCAGTGTCGGCGCGAGTTCGCTGGAGTGCATAGCATTGAAGAAAACCGTGAGCAGGCCAAAGCCCAGCACCAAGCAGAGTGCTTGCTTTTTAAACGGCTCATCAAAGATCTTGCCGAGAAAAAACGCGATCGAAAACACAACCAGCGATCCGTCCACCAGCCCGGGCCAGATCCAGGCCAGATTTTCGCGGATGCCTGCCTTGATCGCCAAATCCAGTAACGCGTCATAACTCAGCCGGAACGCCCCTATCAGGACCGCTCCCACAAGCGTAACGCTCGCGATAACCAGTGAGTACTTGAGATTCCGCGCAAACCTTTCGCTTGCGCCCAACTTGTTTTGGTTTACTCTCATTGAGACTTAATCTTTCTATTTTTAAGTTTGAGAACGCGACTTACAGGACTCCATCCAAAGTCGCGTTTTCTTTTGTTTAGGGAACTCGGTTGAATTTCCATAATGATAATAATATTCATCCCTTAACAATCAAGCATTATTTTACACATTGTAGAGTTTTTTCTTGCACATTGTAGAAGGAGCTTTATCAGTTCTACATGAACGTGGAAATGACCTGGAAGAAGTACACGGCCCAATGGGATGCGAAAGATTTGGTAGCGATGTTGCCGGGAGTGAGTCAGAGCATTGTCTACGCATGGCAGTCGGGTGACAGAGAGCCGCCCGTTTATGTGAAGAACCTAATTAAATTCTGGATTTCTCAAAAGTGGGCGAAGAAACCACAGGATGAGGAATATACCCGGATCGAAATCGAATAAATTATGAGAAAAAATACTGAACCTATGCACGCCCCGCTACCAAGCAAAGTTGAAGCAGTCCAGGCAATTGACGATATCGTCGGGGATCGCATCAAGCAAAAACGGATACTGGTGGACGGGTATCTCACCAATCTCAAAACAGTGGATGCTCAATTCATATCCAACCTGGTAAACGGCTACCGCCTCAGCCTAGTTAAATGGGAAGATGAGTTCGAGTGTTCCATCTGCGAAGGGCTCCATGAAATCAAAAACCTATCCCAACAGGATCTAATCTATGAAGGTCCTCCCGTCTGCCGGTTCTGCGCTGAAGATCACAACTAACTGTTTACCCTGGGAGTGAAAGGTTCACACCGCCCACCCACTTGGCGATTGTTTCAACATCCGAGTGCGAATATCCCGCATGGACCTCCTCTGAATCGTGATCCAGCATCATCATCCGCCATTCAGCCGGCACCCCTGCATTTTTCAGCGTTGAAGTCATTGTATGTCGAAACGAATGGAAACCTTTGTTGCGAAAGGTTCTACTCCGCTCCCCTTCCCCACTCATCGATTCGATCTCAATTCCTGCCTCGGTCATGATCCGGTCAAAATGATAGCAAAGTTGGCGGGTGTTCATCCCGCATAACTCGGGACACCATGGGCCTTTTTCCCCGTAGTGAGGTAAACCCAGAAGATGGGAGCGCAACGGATTTAGAACAGGTAACGTAACCTCCCTGCCATACCGTAACTTTTTCGCGGGTAGAAAAGTCACGGTCAGGAGCTCGCCTGCCATTTCGGTCTGATCGAAACTCAGCCTGGAACAATCCCCCTCCCTCTGGCCGGTACACCAACCGGTTAAAATCATCGTATGCCAATCCCTGGCCATCGACTTACCGTCCCCGTAGTAGGAGCGGGAATACACAGCGTCAATCAAACTCTGCACTTCTTCAGCAGTAAACGGCACCTTGCGATCCGAAAGCCCTCCGGTTTTCTCCACCCCTTCGCAAGGATTAGTGTAGATCACGCCCTTGGACATTTGCCTTTTAAAAACTGCTGATATCGTCGAAATGCATTGTCGGGATGGTCCCGGCTTCATGCCATCCCCTCTAAGCGCATCATAGAGTCCCTGAACAGTGTCTAGCGTGATCTCAATAATGTACGGGTCGCGACCAAGAAAACGCGTCAGATCGTTGATATGTCCCCGATAATTGTCTTTGGTCTTCTTACCTACACGCTTGCCGCGTATTTCCAGCCATTCGGAAGCTGCCTCACTCCACCGGGGATAGATTGAGCGTCCAGCCGCCTCGGTGATCTTGCGTACTGATTGCGCTGCGAATTCGTGGGTCAGTTGCCCACCCCCTGCCAGGTCTGCCACCCGTTGCAGTTCGTCTGCGATCTCCCTCGCTGCTTCCTCATCCTTTGTCCGAGTGGTGCGCGAAACCCTCACCCGCTTGTCATTTTTCCAAACCCAAATATAGGCTTGCCAGTACGGGGAATTGCCAGTCTGATAAATCGTTGCCATCTCACTTCAACACTTTTTTCAACACGAAATCACTTCAACACTTCTTCAACACGAACATAGGGAATATTGCGAATATTAAGAATAATCAACCCCGGTTAATCCCTTATTTCACCGTGGTTTAAGCAGAAGTGACCAAAACGGGAGTGCGGGTTCGATTCCCGCCGCTGGTATTCTCTACAAGCCTTTAACCAAGCGGGTTAGAGGCTTTTTTACTGGTTTCGAGGAGAGTCGATTTCAACAGTTATTTCAACACCAAACTGCTAAACCATGACTTGATATACTTAATATTCTAAATATTCTTATTAATCATGCCTTACAGTGATCCAAATTCAAAAACAGAGCATAATCGAACTTACTATGAGCAGAACCTTGAAGCAATTCGGGAGCGCAAACGTCGCTGGTATCAGCAGAATAAGCAGAGGTTGCTCGAGAAACAAAGACTCAGCCGCTTTGAGGAGAAGGAAGGAGAGAACCTCCGTGAGATAACCTCCGGTATTGAACTTGCGAAATAACAGTTATGGCTAAAAAGAACCAATCCCCTGCCCCTCCCCGTACAAGCGTCATTGATGCTGAATTGGCGATTATTCCGGATGAGCAACTGATGGTGTTTCCGGAAACCGAACGGGAAACCGTCAAATCGGTATTGGTCAACCTGCAACGTCTTTTCGACTCGGCCCTTAAAGCTGCCAACCAATGGATGACGCTTTCTCCGGAATCCCGGTTGAAGATTCGGCAGATGTCACCGCAACTGGAAGACACCTGGGATAGGTTGGACGCAGTAGGCCGCGGTGATCTGCACCCCCGACTGGTTGCCGCTCCAGGAAAAACTGCTGCCCTGATGCGGAAAATGCCGATCGATATGCAGACTCATTACCTGGTTAACAAGTTCGAGGTAGCGTTAGAGGGCGGTGACTCAATGATGGTGGATTTAAAAAACATGACGTTGGATTACAAGCGGCAGGTTTTAGATTTTGACCGTAATGCAGGAACCGTTCGGGTCCGATCCCTGGCAGAACAACGAGCATGGTTGGCGCAACAGGAACGGGATCGTAAAGCCAAGGAAGCGCGACAAAACCAGATGAAGAAAGAGGAACGGCCCGGGCTTTATCGAATTGAGAAGAAACGCGGGTTTATCGACCCTGAAAAAGCTGCCGATGGCTTGACCTTTGCCGAGGCGAAAGATTTTTATGAGGCGTTCAAACGTTGCATGAAATAAAAACCCGGAGCGCAAAGCGGGAAGTCCCCCAACTTCCGTTATGGATATGCTTTGCGCCCCGGTTAAGGCATAATCTGAATTATATATTAATGAGGCAATCTGAAATGTCAAGACTTGTTGAACGGAATCACGTTTTGTCACATTGGGTGCAGATAATGTTTGTGTTTCTTTTTAGGAATGCTTTGCCCTCGATTGAGTCAGGGATGCTAAAAACATGACCGCAATCCAGATGTAGATGGATCTTTGAATTCAGCTTTTTAGTCACCAGGATGTTACGGCGAGGATGCACCAGGTTGACTTCAGAAACACTTTTGAAAACCCCTAAATATCCGTGCGTATGACCTTGAAATATCAATGGTATAGCGTAAGTGGTCATCCTGTAGTATTTCCCTGTCTTTGAATTGTTTACGGTGTAACTGCATTCATAAGGGATGGATTTTCTGATCGCTGACTCCCACTTGTCATAAATTATTTCTCGCTCCTCAGGGATAATCCCGCGTAGCCACCCTTGCCCTAGCATCGCATCCGGGGATAAGCCGAAGATTTTGCACAACTCTTTATTCGCAAAGCGGCAATCCCCCTCCGGAGAAAACTCATAAATAGGGGTATCCCAGAGGTTAAGGACGGCTAGGATCAACGCGGAATTGCCATGCGCGTGATACTCTATCTCATCGATCCAGTAAAATAATGATCCAGGCCCCGACAACTGCGGCCATTTTTCCAATAGCACGGCCAGCAGTGGCAACCCGTCTACAATCTTTCCGAAATGTTTCCTTAAAGACTTGATGACCGTCGCCAAGGGACTCAAAACATATCTCTGCAAAATAATGCCTGCCCCGGCGACACCGGTTATCCAGCCCGCTATTCTCAGTATTGTGTCGAAGTCCATTCATCTTGGCATTATGCTAAAATTGCCATTGCCTCTCTCACCGCTCCGTCGTAAATCTGAGCCATCGCTTTAGTCCCACCCATCTGAACCACTCTCTGGACATGCTCAGGGTTGCCGCCAAAAAATGGCTCAGTCAGGATCGAAGGAAAACTTTGCGTGTACAGGCCGCGACCACCGTTTTCATTTTTGGTCAATTGTCGGACACCTCCGTCATCGAATTGGAGCGCGTTGATAAAGTGTCTCTGCATAATCCCGGCAACCTGCTGACTTGTGTAAGCTCCATAAGCCGTGTACATGGCCGTGTAACGTCCAGGGGTGCGTCCTGAGCGGTTGAAATGCAATTCAAGGCTCAGATTAGGTTGCCACTGTGCAGCCTCTCTATAAGCCGTTTCAATCTCGTTGCGGTAGCTTCCTGTGTAGCGGCGATTAAATCGCTTGTAGACAATCTGCGTGTCGGACAATGCCGCCAGGTTGTCAGCCACGATGTTATTGAAGTCGTATTCCTGCATCCCGATCGGATCAGCCGCCCACGCGCCTTTGCCGTAAGCGTTATGTCCGACAATCACCGCCACCTTCAGACGGTCGGCTTTCGGCCTGGTCCGGTGTGGTTCGACAATATTGTTGGATGTCTGGACACCCAGGGCGCGAAGGACGGTATCCAACGCCAGACTGTCGTCATCGTTATCGATCGCCCATTTGATTGTCCAAAGGTCGTCTTTTGCTACAGTTACGTTGTCCATGCCGTGTCTCTCCCCTCTGTTGAGTTAAATTTCTTTTGATCCCTGTCGCCCGGAATTGGCGATCCCTCGCCCGATCATGCCGAGGAAGGCAACCACGGCGAGTCCCGACACGAACCAGACATCCGTTTTCAGGAAAGCTCCAAGAAACATGGCAGCGACTGCAACGGCAAAGATAATGAAGTTTTTGCGTTTCAGCTTTTCCAGGATGTTTTGGCGACTGTCGCCCTGCTCACCCGCGTCCGCGATGCCTTCGGCAATGGCCAGTCCTCCGCTCACCAATCCGATCAGCAGGAACAGGTAACCCGGGAACGCGAATATCAGTCCGACAAAACAGGCGGCGCCGCCCGCAATTGTCGCGATGTCCTTTATTGAGATGTTAGTAGGTAGTTTTACTTTCATAGTTTTAGTATTCGATGGAAATAGGGTAATGAAACGCGCCGACTCCTTCACTCGTTGTCCATACGGGTGGCTGGATCTGTCTGGCTTCCACGGGGTGATTTTATGCAAACTTTCTGTTGACTTAACTCAGATCTGTGGTATATTGAAGTATGGGGGAAAACTGTAGAATGACAACCCGTCAGACAAGCGAAGGACAGGATAGACAAAGCAAGGACAGGTTTCATTTCGAAAGGGACTGGTAAAAATTCTTAAAGTTGGCAATCTTCTCTTCTGTCCGACCACCGAAGTAAAATTTTGAGACAGCCCCGGTCAGTGTCGCGACACTACCGACCAGGAATGAGGCAAAAGTGAGTGATGTCCCGGTTAGTCCATCTTTCTGGACAGACATGAACAACATGATGGTCAGCGCAATCATGATGCCGATGTAAGCAAGTGCGATGGCCGCTCCCATGCCAGGGCGGAAGTTGCGGGCAAAAGTGCTGTCGCCACTCATGTCTGCAGCATGTCGAGCAGTGACCTGGGTTTCGTGGTGGGCTATTGATTCAAAGAAATTGTCCACCATCCCGGTTTCGAGCTCGCGAATCTTGAACATAACCTCTGGATCCTGCTGGGCGATCACCGCCTCGATCCGGTCCATGTCGGACACTTCGTAATCCTCGGCGTCATCCCCGAGCACCTTGACCACTTTGCCTACCTGCTTGAGAATTTGGGCAGCGGCTGGATTGCCTGCAGAAATCGCACCTCCCACGGCAGGCAGTCCGACATTGATTAAAGCCTGACCAATGGATTTAAACTTAGTCCGGATTTTTTCACGGCGTTCGGCTTTTTCCTGGTCAGTCATCGGGCAGGGGGTTCGGGTAGCGGAAGACTGGCGGCAACTACGGACATTGCCACCAGCCTACCTCTGCTACCTTACTTATGGGGGAGTTGAGGGTCTTTAGTTGGGGGGTTGGGGGGAAAGTGTTTAGCCGAACAAAAACGGACACCATTTGAGAGGGAATAATAAAGGGGTGATCGGCTATATGTGGGCCGATGTTTTTTTGTGAGTTTTCCAAATCTTTAGCCGGTGTTTGTTGGCTTTGTATAGTCATATCAGCGGTTAACAGAAATGCTAATGACAGGACGGGGGTGGAAGCGTTTGCGAGGTGGATCAAGAATAAACTAAATCGGTGAGTCGCAATCCCAGGGTTCACTCTGGGTTAGACTTATCCCCGGAGCCTTGGTTCTCAAAGTATGCTTTGATGCTTAAATTAGTGTCACTTTTTCTTCGGCGACAATCGGTGGCGTCTCAGCTACTGTACACTTCAATCAAGGCCCGGAGAACGGGGTTGGGGTAGCTATTTATGGTGCGGCGTTAGCTACAGGAACTACAGCCGATATTGTCTCAAGCTTTTCCGGGGAGGCCAATCACATGGCTATCAGCCGTGCCAATATCCGTAGATGAGGCAGTCCATGTCGTCTGAGCCTCTGCTGTAACGACTGTTCTGTACTCCGCTGATGGCAGTAGAGAAAATCTATGTGGATCAACATTACAAAGTCTCTGCTAAAACAAACAATGCATCTACCTCTTCAGGTGTTTTGTTAATATTGGGATGTTGCCGCAGAGACTCAAGGGTTGCGTTTGTTCGCTCAAAAAATGTAGCGTCATACCAATCTACCTGCACCGATGTTGGTTGCGCGTCTACAATTGATTTAACCGTATCGTAAATTCCGTCTTGTATCATCGCAAGTTTGAGTTGTCGCGGCGTTACTTGAGAAGGGACAACAATGGGTTTGTCTTCCTCCACCCACGTTTCGGTGTAGGTTTCCGCTTGCAAGTCCACTGCCCAATTTCCGCGCTTCACCTGCTTGTCATCGGCTGAGGGATCAGGTTTAGCAGTGTTCGCCACGGTCAGGAAAACAAGGTCGGGATCTCCCCCAACAATCTGTTCCCCGTCTGCCCGTGGGTAATTTATTCTCTCGCGAACAACCTCTGAAGTTGCCGTATTGTATATTGTATATTTTTTAGATGTATCTACTGGGTAGTTCATTTGTTTTTATTACACGTAAAATTAATTGAGGTGGATAACTTCGGAAGTTGCCGTGTTTACTGGATAATTCATTTGTTAAATTAGTCTAAAGGGCCGTCAGTTGAGTATGTGGAGCCGTTGTTAGTGGCGTCGTAGCCGTTCCCGGAATAATCATTAGTATCGTCGGAATCGAGTAACCACCAGCCCACCAAACCGTCAGAAACATGAGTTCCTGAGTAGATGGATGACACCTCTGCCGATGTTAACTCCTTGTCGTAAAACCGCAAATCAGCTAAGTTACCGTTGAGAAAGTTACCTCCCCATTCCCCGATTATAAGATCATTTTCGTCGGCATAGGTATCCGATGCGTCAGCTATTGGCGAAACAGTCTCCGCAGATCCATCGTTATAAAAACTAAACCCCGACCAACTAGCAGAACCATCGTAAGTCATCACCAGATGCAACCAAGTTCCATTTTCGGGAATTGTTGTGGACCCTCTAGCCAATCGCCCTCCAGACCCAGTACGGTTTACAAACCCACCCTGCACGACACCGAGACTCGACCTCCTGCCCATAGTCCAACCCTTTGATGCTCCGGAATCCCAAGTACCGAGAACTGATGTAAGAATGTCTGAGCCTTTGACCCAGAAAGCCACTGAAAAAGCTTCATCAGATTCTTTCTTAAAAACATCATTAGCTGAATTGATATAATCATTTGTGCCATCAAAATTGCGACTAGCCCCACCAAACGCGGGAGTGTCGCCGCCGCCCGATACCGAAAATCTATGCGGATTCAGAATAACGCTCATTATGCTCTCGTTCCTATTAGCCATATTTTCAGGCCTGCTCCAGCTACAGTTGATCCGACTTGGTCAATGTCTATAGTTACCTCAACGTCACTGTTCATTTGAGTAGTAGAAATAACTGCGGCTGTAGCGGCAGTCTCAGAAGTTTTTTCTGAAGCATCAATGGAAAGAACAGTACTTAATACAGAAACTCCCGACTCGTTTATGTCAACCTGCAAGGCCGCACCCGTCGGGGCGGTGTTCACTGATGCTCGCACATCTGCGAGTGTCATGGCGTAAGGCATTCGGAAAGTAGTCTTCGCTGTCCCAGTTGTTAAATCCGTAGTTTCATCACTTACCGCAATTCCTAATTCAACCGGGAGCGCATCTACATACGCTTTAATGCTCTGTTGAGTAGCAAGAGCGGTTGCTGAATCAGAAGACATTGTATCCTCATCCAAAATTGTAGTAACTCGAGCATTGGCCGCGCCCATCCGCACTCCCGAATCAGTAATGTCTACTCGATCTGTATTTGCAGTTCGTAGCGATACAGTCCCGTTTACAACTTTTACTTCATCTGTCCCATCTGGGCTGTCCAGAATCACCTCGCTAGACGTGAGTGTC